TGTATCTGAAAGATTTGTTGTACCGTTAACTGTTAAGTCGTTATCGATTTCAAAATCGTTTGATGGAACAAGTATAACACCAGCACCATTGGCACGTAGTTCTAAATTACTGTTACTTAAAGTTGTAGTGATAACATTGCCTTCAATCTCAATGTCACCGTTACTAATTACATCTGCGTTTAAATCATCTTCAACAGTAATGCCAGTTGCTGTGATGTTACCGCCAATAGTTAGATCTTGTGTGATAGTAACATCATTATTAGGTACAATTACTTGTCCTGTGCCTGCGGCACGTAATTCTAAATCAGTATTTGTAGTTGTAGTAGTGATAAAGTTCGTGTTAATTTGAATTTCTTCAAATTGAGCTTTATCATTAACAGTTAATTGACCGTTTAATGTTTGTGTACCATTGCTCTGTGTGTAATTTCCTGTTTGAACAACATTGCCATTAAGTATTAATCCATTAGCAGTTAATGTTTCAACTACTGTATTGTTTGAAACTGTTAAATCATTATCAATTTGTACATCATTATCAGGAATAAGAACAGTACCAGTTCCATTAGCTCTTAATTCTAAGTCTGAATTTGATTGCGTAGTTCTAATAACATTATTATCAATCTCAATATTGCCATTTGATATTACAGGTGCGCTCAATACGCCTGTGATGTTAATATCACTAGCAGTAACATCGCCGACTACTGTTAAGTTTTGTCCAAATTCAACATCATTATTAGGTACAATTACTTTTCCTGTACCGTTAGCTCGTAGTTCTAAATTACTATTACTGGTTTTTGTACTGATAAAATTAGTTTCAATTAATAAATCAGGTAGGTCAATGTATCCACTTGTTGTAAAATCACCAGTTTGATTGAAAGCACCTGTTAGATTATAGTTTCCAGTATGTGTTGTATTACCTACGTGTGTTAATGTACCGTTAATTGTTGTATCATTTAAACTAGTAATACCGTCAACATTTAAATCGTTGTCAATTTGTACATTATTACTAGGAACAAGTATTTCACCTGTGCCAGAGGCACGTAATTCTAGATCACTGTTAGACGATGTAGTAGTTACAACATTGTTCTCAATTAATATATCACCGCTATCAAAAGCAGGAGCAATAATGCTTCCTGTAACACTAAGGTTACTTGTTACAATGCTTCCATTTACATCTAAGTCGTTATTAATTAATACATTGCTAGTTGGGAATACGACTTGACCTGTTCCACTAGCACGAAGTTCTAAATCACTATTTGATTCAGTTGTACTAATATAATTTGTGTCAATTTTAATATTATCTAACTGTAAATAACCATCAACACTTACATTTTCTGATACATTTAATGATCCTGTTTGTGTTACATTACCAATAAATGTTGAATTTCCTGTTACATCAAATGTTCCTGTAACTGTTGTACTAGATAATGCTGTGTCTCCACTAACAGTAAGGTCTTGTGTTATTTGAGTTTGAACTGCGTCAAGTATTATGTTACCAGTACCACTAGTTCTAAAAATAATTTCACTGTTTGAAGCAGTATTTTCAATTACATTGCCACTAATGGTTAACTGATCTGTTGAAAAACTATCAGATATAATGTTACCTGTGTTAGTAATACCTGTTGTGGTTGACGTACCTTGTACTGTAAGTGTATTTGTTATTTCAACATCGTTATTAGCAATGTCAATTATGCCAGTTCCTGCAGCATCAAGTTCTAAATTAGCATTACTTTCTGTTGAACGTATTACATTGCCAACAATTTCAATAGCATCTAGTTTTAAATCGCCTGCTGTAAACTCTCCGTCTACAGTTAACCCACCAGTTTGTACAACATCTCCTGTGATTGTTTGATCACCAGTTTGTGTAAGTGATCCATTTATCGTTGTATTTGTTAAAGTTGTGTTACCTTGTACTGTAACGTCCTGATTAGCAACAACATCATTAAGCCCAATATTAATAACACCATTACCTGCGGCTTCTAGATCTAAATTACTGTTAGAATCAAGTGTTCTAATCTTGTTATTGTCTATTTCAATATTTTCTGTAAACAATCTCGAAGCATAAACTGTATTCCACTGGTTTGTTGGACTACCTAAACTATAAGTATCGTCTGTGCTAGGAATAATATCAGAATCAACTTTAGCACTTAAGATAATATCACCAACAAGTACCAAGTTACCGCCAATGTTTGCGTCTTGTGTAATATTTAAATCGCCAGTAACTGTAACATCACTGTTTAAATTTAATTGATCTGTATAAGGATTAACATTAATATCACCAGTTGTACTTGAAATTGTATTACCACTTAGACGTAAATTACCAGTATCAATCCTAGTAGCATCAATAAATGTTGTGTTGCCACCTGATGTAAATGTTAAACTACCTGTAACATCAAGTTCGCTATTTGAAAAACTTACTTCACCAGTTCTCTGATTAACATAAAACTGATCGCCAACTCTAAAATCACCACTTTGATCAACAGTTGAGTATAAAATTTTTGCTCTGTTTAGCTCTGTAATTTCGTTTGCTTGTATTACTTGTGTTTCGTCGTTTTCACTAGACTTGCCTGTACCAATATAAGCAAGGTTGTGTCCTATTAGGTAAGCAATAACTCCGTCGCCGTCGCCATAAACACCATAATTACCATAAACGTTCGCTGAACCAATTGCTCTAACTTCAACACCAAAGTCTGAATAGTTAGCAAAATCAATTTTACTTGCTGTACCACCGCTGGTAGTTCTGATATCTTGTGTTGTAATTCCGTCATCAACTATAACAGTTGTGCCATCAGAACCATTAAAGTGTAAAAGCAATACAGTATTTGTATCACTTGTAAATGCCGCTCCAGGTGCCGCAAAGGTTGCTGTATATCTAGCAATATCACTTACTCGAATATCATCTAAATGACCATTCAAGAAGTTTGTTCCGGAATGTTTAGCACCAATAGTTAATGGTTTACTGGTTCCATAGTCATTAGCATCTGTATAAGTTGATCCTTGTTGTGTTCCATTAACAAATAATTTTGTAGATCCTGATGATCTTGAAATAGCAACATGATACCAAGTTAAACTCGAAAGGGCAGTTCCAGTAATCTGTGCTGTATCTGCTGGAGCAAACTCAAGTTGATTAGAAGTATTAATTCTTAATACTGGAGCTGTGTCGCCATCAGCGCCATTTCTAAAATCAAATACTGTTTGATCTAAAGCAAGAGCACCTAATCTTATCCAACCTTCTACTGTAAAGTCTCCAGTTCCAAATCCAAAGTCTGGCTGTGTTGAATAACCTACATAATCGCCAGTTCCGTCTAGCAATAAACTTGAAGCACCAAACTTTGCTTGTGATGTATCTAGTTGAGCATCACCGTATGCTGTTCCTGATTTGCCTGCTCTATCTTCAAGTGTTTCGAATCCTGTAACTTTACCATCAATGTTATAAAAGTCACCGTTAATGCTTTCAATTGTTCCTGATGCTAGTACTGTTGTACCGTCAACATCATAATAACTTAATGTGTCATTAACAGCAAACGTGCCGCCGGTGTTTGAAATTTTAATTCTAGTCTTACCATCGCCACTAAATCCAGCAGTACCACTTAATAGGTTCATGCCTTTGTTTGCGTAATATGTAAAACTGTTAAGCCATTCTACCCTTGTACCATTAGTCGCTGTAATTGTATCAACACCAGGAGTAATGAATGTTGCTGAATGGAATAGCATACTTGCTTCGTTACTTGAAGCATTTGCTACACTTCCATCAATCTTTGCTCCTTTTCCTGCGTCACCTGCGTTGAATCCTAATGGATCTTCAGGAGGATTAGTACCTAATCTTACAGTACTACCTTTAGTACTAACTGTTATGTTTCTAACATAAGGAGAACGACTAGTTACAGTTATATTATTCGCAAAAACAAAAGCATACCCAGTATCATTGCCCGAGTCATATTCAAAATTTGCTACCGTTAGATCTTCAACAGTAGTTTCGCCATTTAATTCAAAAGCGTTTTTGTTTCTTGTAGCGGCAGTTGGTTCAATAGTAACCGAGCGTATTCCTGTGCCTCGCACTGTTACACCGACCGGAACTACTAAAGGAAATGTTTCTGTATATGTGCCTGGATAAATCCAAATAGTGTCACCGGAACTTGCTTGACTTAAAGCATATCCAACACTTTCAACAGGATCGTTTTGGTGTGTTCCAGTATTATTTAAATCACTACCATTAACACTAACATAATAAGTATTACCTGGACGGGTAGCTAAGTTAATTCCGTCAATAACAATGTTTGCTGAAAATACAGAATCAGCATATAAGTTAACAGCCCAAAGATCGTTCCAACGTGTATTAGTTGAATCGTCTGGATCTTTACCTATTGTCCATCTATCATTTTCAGAAGGTATTAAATCACTTGCTATTCTAGCATTGAAATTAATAATATCGCTAACACTGTCGCCTAATCCAATTGTTCCGTCTGCTGTAATATTACCATTTACATGTAAGTTACCGCCGACAAGTACATCTGATTGAAGATCAATTATACCAGTACCGCTTGTTCGAATTTCTAAGTCTGCGTTTGATGATGTTGTTTCGATGACATTATCAAAGATACGCATGTCATCAAAAGTTAATTCGTTATTAATTATAACAGGAGATGTGAATGTAATATCACCTGCGTCGTTTGAAATAGTATTGTTTGAAATTGTAAAGTTTGAAAGGCTTACTGAATTAGTAACCTCTAAGTTAGTAGTACGTGTTGTGCCGCTGACTTCTAATTCGTGAGTTGGTGCGTTGGTGTTAATTCCAACCCTACCATTGGTTACATCTAAATATAATAAGTCGTTCTCAAAAGCCAGATCTATGCCATTACGCAATAGATTTGCCTTCAAGAGCGGACCCGAAATACGACCTAATTGGCTCAATTCGCTCTCCTAACTTCCGAGTTTCACGGATAACCACCTTACATTGCGGGTTTACCACAGTTTGTAATAGTATTTAGCTAATTTGGAAATTTATCCAAGTAGGATAGCAAAAATGTTTGATATGTCATCAATTTCTGCTTCAGATGCTGTTACACTAGATCCAGCCCATGTTGCCCAAGTACTGCCATTCCATACTTCTGGAGTACCTTGTTGAGAATTATAACGAACTGTTCCTATTTCAGGATTTGCCGGACGTTGGCCAGTAGTACCGTTTGGCATTACGACCGCTGTTTTAGTGTTAAACTTTACATACCCGTTTGCTGTTGTAGCAAGCGACATAGGATCTGTAGCGTTTTGATTTTCAAACTCGTCACCTCTAACAATGGTTTCATCTAATATTACATCACCTGTACCGTTTGGTATAATATTAATATCGTTATTAGTAAGACTTGAAATTGTATTACCGTTAATAGTAACATTGTCAACAGTTAGACCGTGTGCTTTTATTCCTTGACTATCAATATGAGCTGTTTGTATATTATTGTTTTGAAAATTAATTGTTTGGTTGTCTTTAAAAAATCTGCTATCAGAAACAGTGACACTTGTTCTTCTATCTGCTGAATATACTCCGCCAAAAGGTTTTACTCCCGACACATGTCCGGTAAATTTATCAAGATCAGTATCAAACCTAATCATTCCGTCGATTGCTGTTGCTTGTGCTGTTGTTCCTTTTGGTAGTATAAAGTTAGTCGTACCTGGTGTTGCGGCATTAGGAGTAAGTCCCGTAACATCATAATATTGGAATGTCATACCAGACGATAATGTATTTGGAGTTACAGCAAGATATGAATCTCCAGATGTGTATACCAGTGTTCCTGTAATTTGAGCAGTTCCAACTGACTGTCCTGTTAAATCAATAGTAACAGTTTGTCCATTAAATGCGTTGGCCCAATCACGTAAATCTTGACTTGTTATTCCTAATAGTCTATCTTCTGTTAAGCTATAATCTGCTCCAGCGGCAAGGTACATACTTCCAGTTATTGGTAATGTTGCTGTGTAACCCTGCGGACCCGATGTACTAACATCTAATTGTCCTGCTGGTTCTAGTACGACATCCTGATTTGTTTGTTTTGATTTAATAACGTTATCATCAAAAACAATATTATCAGCTTGTACTTCTGTTAAAGCACGGAGATGTACATTACTATTACTAACTGTTGTTGAAATAGTATTTCCGCTAATTCTTAGATCATCTTGTGTTTGGAAGGTTGTTGCTTGAAGCGTTCCAAGCACATTAACGTCTTTTGATATAAAGTCATTAGTGATGTTTACATTATTTTGAAATCTTGAATCATAGTCAAAAATAACTTTTCCATTACCATCGGCCCTAAACTCTAAGTCACTATTTGAATCGCTAGTAGTAATTGTGTTGTTTACAACTCTTATATTAGAGAATGTTGGGTCGCCACTAGTGACAAAATTTTGTGTGGTTTTTATCGCACCATTATTAGTATAATTTCCTGTATGTACAGCATTACCGGTATGTATTATTGATCCATTAATAGTTGTATCTAATAAATCAGTTATCCCATTAACTGTAAAATCTTCGTCTGCTTGTAAATTATTGCTGTCTAAATATAGCGTTCCTACACCGTTTGCTCTAAGCTCTAAGTTACTATCAGACAGCGTAGTAGTAATAAAATTATCATCAATTAAGATATCGCCATTGCTAATACTGTTAAACACAATGCTTGAAACCGTAAAGTCTCCGGAAAGATTAGTATTACCTAAAACAGTAATGTTTTTTCCTAATGTAACATTGTGATCTATCAGTATTTGGCCGGTTCCTGCCGCACGTAATTCTAAATCACTATTTGATTCTGTTGTTGAAATTGTGTTATCGTCAATCTTAATGTTTTCAAATTGAACATTATCATTAACAATTAATTCATTATTAAGTACAGTTGTTCCTGATCTAGTTAATGTACCATTGTTATGTGTAAACGAATTTAATGTAACGGTATCATTCGCAGTAACTATGTTACCAAACACAGTACCTGTAACATTTAAATTTTCAGATACAGTAACTGAATCAGGAACAACTATCAATGCCGATCCACTGCCACGTAATTCAAGATCTGCGTTAGATGTTGTAGTTGTTATAAAGTTATTATCTAGTACAATTTCATTTTGTTCTAGTCTATCAAATGTAAGAGTGTTTGTGATATTGGCATTTGTTGTAAAAATATCACCTACAACAGTTAGGTTGTTTGTTACGTCAACATCTGTGTTGTTTACTACAACTTTACCTGTACCACTTGCTCTTAATTCTAAATCGCTGTTTGATTCAGTTGTACTAACGTAATTTGTTTCAAAACGAACATTGTCTCCTTGTAAGTATCCGTCAATAGTTACATCGTTTGAAACTGTTGTGCTACCAATATTTGTGTAAGTTCCACTAACAATCCTGTTTCCTGTTAGTGTTAATGTTTCTGAAATATTAGTATCATTTAGATCAGTTTCTAAATCAACTGTTAAGTCTGTATCAATTTGTACATTTGTTTCGCTTACTACAACTTTTCCAGTACCACTAGCACGTAACTCTAAGTTTCCGTTACTGCTTGTTGTAGTAAAGAAATTATCTTTTATTAATATTTGATCAGTATAAAACTCACTTGCTGTTACGCTGTTAATTGCTGTTAGACTTTGGAAATCTAGGGCGCCTCTAACATCAATAGTATTTTCAACTAGCACACGTTCATTTGTAATAACACGACCAGTTCCACTAGCACGTAATTCAAGATCTGAGTTTGATTCGGTTGTGGTAATAACATTAGTATCAACTCGAATATTACCTAAATGTAATCCACTGGTTGTTAGATTGCCACCATTTACAATAAGTGTACTTTGTATTTCAGCATCGCCAACAAGAGTAGTTGGACCAGTTACATCAAGTGTGCCGTTTGTTGTTGTGTTTAATAATGTACTTGTTCCTGATACTTGTAAATCTTGTGTTACATCAACATCGTCTTGTAATTTAATTGTGGTAGTTCTTACATCGATACTGTCATTACTAGTACCTACAATGTTATCTTGAAAAATGTGTAATCCATCTGTGAAGTATTCATCTGATGTAACAGCAGATCCTGTATTATCAATTTCATTACTAACTAATTGATCAGTTGTTAAGTTTAAACTAATATCAGTGTCTGTAGAAAATACAACTTTACCTGTACCACTAGCATCTAGTTGTAGATTACTATTGCTTTCTGTTGTTGTAATTTTGTTACCAGCAATTTTAATATCATCAAATGGAACTAGATCATCATTTAAATTTAAAAAACCACTAAGTGTATAATTTCCACTTACAGTTTTATTTCCTGTTAGTGTTGTATTTCCTGTTTGTATAAGATCGCCAGTTATATCAACATCTTGTAAATCAGCATCTCCAGTTGAAAGATTGTTTGTTATTTCAACAGGACTAACAAATTGTATAACACCTGTGCCTGCGGCTTCTAAATCTAAGTTACTGCTAGATCTTGTGGTTGTAATTCTATTTTGAAATAATTGTATATCTTCGGCTAGATAGCGGTTTGTGTATACAGTTTTCCAACTTTCAACATCATTACCTAAGTTGTATGTTACATCAAATGTTGGCTCGAGATCAATACTAATAGGAGCATCAAAACTGATCTGCGATCCGCCACCTTGTTGACTGCTGTCGCCAAACGATACAGCACCATTAACAATCATATCGCCGCCGACTGTTAAACCGTCTCTAATTTCTACATCACTATCCAGCGTTGTACTACCGCTCGAAGGAGTAATATTTAAATCTCCGCCGACAGTGTTTACATTATTTTGTGTAAGTTGAATATTTCCTGTACTAACCTGTGAAGCATCAATTTCAGTATTGTTAACACCGTCACCGAAACTGATATTTGTTACACCGCCTACGTTTCCACCTAATCCATTTGCTGTAATAAATCCGCTACTTTGATCTACTGTAAACGCTTCGCCAACTCTAAAGTCGCCGGATTGATCAACACTTTGATAATAAATCTTTCCGCTGTTTACTTCAATTGTTTCGGTGTTTTGTGTAACAAAACCAGGATCGTTTTCTACATCTGTGCCAGCACCTACATAGGCAAAATTGTGTTGTATCAAATACATTAAACACTGATTACCATCTGCTTCGGCGCCGACTATACCGTACACGTTTGCTGAACCAATTGAACGTAACTCAGCACCATATTTTATAGTGCTACCGTCCGGTGTCAATCTACCAAAAGCACCGTTCTGAGCATAAAAGCCTCTACTAGCAAAATATGTAAATGAATTTAACCACTCAACCCGTACACCATTTTTCATATAAAGAGCAATGCTTCCCGGTGTAATAAATGTCACACTATGGAATAGCATACTTGCTTCTTTACTATATTGTGTTGCTACACTTCCATCGACTAGGGCGCCTCGGCCAGCACTTTCGTTACTGCTGTCTGAACGTGTTATAACTGAAATGTTTCTTACATAAGGACTGCGTTCGTCAACTTGTAAATTATTAGCAAAGCGAAAAGCATATCCTGTATCATTTGTACTATTATAATAAAAGTCGGATACCGTCAAATTTTCAACAGTAGTTTCACCGTTTAATAAAAAAGCATCTTTATCATTGTGACTTGTATGAGGATAAACTTTTACAGAACGTATTCCTTCTCCTTGTACAGTTACACCCTTTGGCACAGTCAAAGGAAAAAATTCCTCGTAATCGCCAGCATAGATATAAACAGTGTCTCCAACAGTTGCTTGGCTTAGAGCATGTTTGATAGTTTTAAAAGGGCCCATCTGATGATCACCAACATTAGTATCATCACCTTCTACTGTACTTACATACCAAGTATTACCTGGCCTTGCGCTAATTGTTGTAATACCCGGAACGCCGAAATCAGTTGTAACTAAAAACTCACCGTTGATTGTTCTAGAATGAACTTCTTTCCATTTTTCTGTAGGCGAACCTATATTATATAGATCTGTTACAGATGGCATTATATCAGAATGTATTTTACCGTATACAGATAGTGTATCTTCAACACTGCTATCGCCAAAAGAAATATTTCCGTCTAGTGTAACATCTCCAACAGCATGTAAATTTTGTCTCATCAACACATCTGTAAACGCACTATCGTCTGTACCAAATTCAATTCGTCCAGAGCCGTTTACTCTTATTTCTAAGTTAGTATTTGATTCGTTTGTTTGTATTGTGCTATTTTCAAAAAACAGACTATTAACAGTCAAAGATGAAATATCTACGTTACCTGAATGTGCGTTTATAGTGACTGGCTGATTTCCGACTGTTGTTATATTTCCTGTAGATCCGTCAATAACAGTATCAACAACTTGTAAAAATCCTGTGTCAACAATTAGATCAGTTGTAAGAGAAGTTCCGTCAATTGTTAAGTCTCTAGGAACGATACTCGTATTAATACCCACTTTGCCGTTATTGACATCGAGATATAAAAGATCGTTTTCAAATGCTAAATCAACCCCACTACGCTCGAGGTTGGCTTTTAACATCTGTCCTGATATTCGCCCTAATGTAGACATGAAATGCTCCTTACACTGTATTTATTGTAAGGAAGGAAGGTTTATTGATCGTAGCCGAAAAATACGTATACTGGCTTAGTGTCTGGTACAGCACTTAATAATTTTAAATGCCAGCCAGGCTGTAGTACATAGGCTTCTAATGTAGGATCTGTTGTTCCGTCGCCTGTTGCTGTGACTGTAATTAATGAAGCATCGTTAAAACCAGTACCACCATCGGTGACAGTTACACTGTCTAGTGAACCGGGGGAGCCGTCAAGGTTAGCAGTAAATGTTCCGCCAGCACCTGTTGAGTCTGAAGTACTAACACTAATTGACATTGTTGTATGATCACTTGATCCTGCTGAGGTAATTGCCATTCCAACAATTTCGCCTTGTGATTGATAAAGTTCATAGTTAACACCGCTAATTTGAATAACGTTTTCAACTACAACAATCATATTATCAATATAATCCTGTGGGTCTTTTCCGTGTGCTAAACCGGGAACGTATGTCATTCCTGTGTGATTTCTTGTAGCATCGTATGTAGGAAAATATTGACTTAATTCTTCTACTGGCTGTGTAACTACATCATAGTTACCAACACCTAAGTTTTGTTTTATAATTCTTGCTGGTTCAGCTGAACGAATAGGAATCCAACGACCTTCATGATAAATTTCTAAACCAATAGCAACATTAGGATAATGTTGAGCAATGTCTGCTATTTCGTGTTGTGAAGTGTCGTTAGTAGTATAACGCACCATTCCTTCAAAAGGATAATAAGTTCTGTCTTGTATTTCACCCTTAGGTAAAAGCATACTATCTTTTGAATTAATTGTCACTTGACCAAAAGGATGAGAAATCTTAAATGTATCATCCTGTATATTAAATTTTGACAAGTTCTGCGTTTTTAAATATTTCATTCTTTACACCGGTAAAATACTAACTGTTGCGATTACTTTGTTGTTTTCTGTTGATCTTGCTTGAATACTTTCGCCTGCTCCTAATACAATTCTTTCTGTATCAAAAAATACTGTTTCGCCTGCTGGTACTCTTAAATTTTTAATAATTGCGTTTACTGTTGGGTCAGGAGTTGCTCCTGCCTTTACCAAATAAACATCAATATTTGTATCACCGCCGTAAGCACCAGAACTAGGTGCGATAGTAGAATCATCTGGGTCAGTAGTATTACAGAAAATTAATGTTGTAATAGCACTTTGAACGTTTACATCTCCCGGCGTTCCTGGTGAAGTATAAATCGGTTCAATATCTACTGTAAGTTGTTTATTTTCAATCATTTTTTTATCCTAAAACAGCATACTAAATGCTAGTGCTCGTTGTTTACTTATCAATTCATTTTCAGCCGGATACTGAACAAGATTACCTGTTGTAATATTTGGATCTGGGTTATTAGTTACCCATTCTTGCCACGATAGTGTCTGTTTAGAGTTATTAAAATAAAGTCCAGTTCCACCTGGTGTACGTTCCGCTGAAACAGATTCGTCCATGTCACCATACATTAAAGTAGCACCTGAAATGTATGGAACTACTTCGCCTGTAAAGTTATATTGTAGTGCTCTAGGTATCTCGACCGAAGCAGTACCTTGTGTTCTTAATACAATATTACTGTTTGTGTTATTATTAGTAATTGTATTACCAAGAATTTCTAATTCACCAAATAGCGATCTATTCGAATAAAAAGTAGCAACTGGATTATTTTCAACAACAACTTGTACCTGACTTTCAGGTAGTGAAGCATTTAATCCTGCTGAGAATGTAACTCCCGGAATGTCTTGATAGTTACCACCGTCTGTTACTGTGATAGTATCAATTTGTCTAAACGTGTTGCTGTTAGGATTTAAATCAATAGTTGCTGTAGCAGTAGCAACGCGAACCTGTCCGCCGTTGTCTACAAAATTTACTGTAACGCTGGCATAATCGCTACCGCGGTTTGTTAATTCAATTTCAGCAACATTATAAAGTAAATCAAATGTCGCACCAGTTCCGCCTAAACTGTTTGTAATTGTTTGTACATTAATTCTTGATGTCGGCAGTGCTGAGAATCTACCATGGTCAGTCATAATAACTGTTAAAATTCTACCTTGTGCGTCAATAGTATCAACTTGGAACTTAGCATCTCTTACTCTAGTACCTTCGTTAATAATTAACTCATCACCTACTGCGTATCCTAAACCTCTCGAGTTAATAACCGAAGTACCAAGATGCATAATAGCAAAACCTTGTGCTCCGCCATCTACGTCTTGAGCAATAACATACGTATCGTCTCTTTCAATTTTATTACTTGGTTGTCTATTATTAATAGCAACATCAACATATTTCTTGTTTGGAATATCGTTGTCGCCGGAAACATTTAAATGATAGTCTACTGTTCCGTCAACTTTAACAACACCCGATCCTGAACCAATTAATGTTAAATCTCCACCATCTGTAAAACTGTCTGTTAAGATACTTTTTAATCTTAACGCACTATTATTAAATCTAGATGAAGTATCTCTTTCAACAATTTCCCATGAATTATCTGTTTCGTTAAATCTAAAAACAGCATAAGGATTTCTTGCGCTTGGTGCTGAAAATCCTCTATCAACTTCTAATCCACTTACGTTTAATGTTACACCATTGCCGGTTTCTCCGGCATTTAGTGTAATCATATTATCCTGTACTGCTAACTCTTGCGAGTTAACAGTTGTAGTTTGACCTTCAACAATCAAGCTGGCTGTTACACGTACAACTCCAGAACCGGAAGACGGTCCAACATCTAGAGTAATTTCTCCTCCAGATCTAGTTTTAATCTTATAATCGTTACTGGTTTGTAGTATTTCAGCCATGCTTGATTCCTGTTAGTTTAACGATTATGCGTTAGCAAAATCGTCGTCGTCTGTGCCGATCAATGTATCGTCGTCACCAGCTTCTTCAACTTGTGCAGCACCGTCGCCAGTATCAGCCGCAAAGTTCCATGGTACACTTTTGCCATCATAAGCATTAGAACCTGTGCCATCTGGAGCAATCAATGTTGCTCTACGTCCTGCGATTTTTGAAACTTGGTATGTTTCTGAATCATCCATTAACATAGTAATTGCCATTTCAGTACCTGTTAGTGCTGATGCTAATTTACCTGTTGTTAGATAACGATCATAAGTAGTTCCTGGTGTTCCGATAGCGGCAACACGGAATTTTTTAGATCCTAGCTGTTTTACAATGTAACCTTCAAGCACACCTGCTGTGCCCCAGAAATCACATTTGATTTCATTTCCACCCAATGTAGGTGGTCCAAAGAATTTTTTGTTAAGTGGTCTTCCCATTTGTTTTCTCCTATAAAAGTAGTCCTATCCGGGTTCTATCCGGTACGCTGTGGGTAACAGCATAAGCCCACCACCTTTGGTGGTACACTATCTGACACATGTATTTATCTTTGCGATAAGATTGCCATTAATTCTACTTTACTTACTGTATTGAGTATTTTATTGATTTGATCTAGTTCGTGTTGAGCATTAACTAGATTTTGTTTTTTTCTTGACTGTTTGTATTTGATGATGTGATCCATATGAGCTTTCATATGTACTTCTATACTTTTTTCTATAGCTTTAACATCATGAGAAAACATAGGATGTCTTCTACGCCAAGTAGAAAATTGCTCTCTTAGTTTTTGAAAGTCTTCCCATGTCTTAACTTCTAGCATACTTGTATATATTATACTAATTTGACAAGATTGTCAAGTCATAAAAAAAGGCCCAGCGAACTGGGCCTTTAGTATTAAAGTAATTAAATTACTTAAATGATACGCTTGTGTCTGTGACTTCAACACGTGCCAAGTAGTCTGCAGCATTACCTAGAGATGATGCTGTGTTTGTTAACTCAACATATCCATATCTAGTCATGAACGAAACTACAGGCTCAAATGTGCCTGGGTCTAACACTACGCCACTGCTCATTAACGGAATGTATGGGCAGTAGAACGCAGGTGCGTCTGATTCACTTGATCCTTTGTAACCAATAAGAACAGGTGCGTCATTTGCAGCATAGCTGTCTACATATACCTTCATAGCGTTATTCAAAGTACCAACCATCTTAGTGTTAGTTGGAGCTTCGAAAGTACCTTCAGTTGTTCTTGCGAACGCTGAAGTTGTAGCACTTTGAAGGATTGTTAGCGCGAACGGTGAAACTACTGCGTAGTTACCTGCGCCACGACGTGTACGCTGAGCGATTAGGTTTGCTTGTCTGTTAATTAGAACAGCTAGTGCAGCATGTTCATCACCAACAAATGTAGCAGTACCTGATACCGCAGACTGGTCATATGTTTCTGAACCAGTTCCAGCAAGATCACGTAGGCTGTTAATTACTTCCTGATCAATTTCAGCAGTAATTTCTTGAGCCAATGCAGCCATAATCTCAGCTTCGATATCAATACCTTGTTGAGCTTGAGCATCCTGAGCCGCTTCAAAAGTCCAGCGAGCTGATAGCTTTCTGGTTTTTGCTTCGACAGTTTGCTTCAAGATCTGGATTGACATCTTGTTACCTGCTTCACCTTCTAAAGAAGCTGTTGAGCCACCTTTAGCTGGATCTGCAGAGTTACCTGAGTAGGCAGCCGCAATCTTGAATGGGCTTAACGCCTCTTCACCAGCTGTTACACCAGCACCGCTATCTGTACTCGCATAGCGAACACGTAGAGTGTGGATTTGTCCAACTGGACCTGTCATTGGTTGTACACCAACTAGTTCATTAGCAATGACTGTTGGCATTACACGTCTGATCACAGGTAGGATCACACGATTTAGGGTAGCAACGTTACCGGCAGAAGTAGCACCAGCTGTAGCACTCTCTGACAAATACCTTTTGGTATTCTCAAGAGTTACGTCCATAACTGATTTGCGAGTTCCATTAAGGCCTTCTAGTAGAGCGCCTTTGGTTTCCTGCCAGCGTGACTCGAGTAGTTCTGACATAATTTTATCTCCTTAAACTTTAAGTCCCGCGAGCTTGCGGATGTCATATATTGCAGCAGTTTTATCCTCACTGCTGTTTGCTTGTGCCTGTGTTTCTTTATCGCCTGTAACTTCTTTGCCTTCTACCAGTTTTGCCTTTGCCTTTGGAGCATCGCCTGCCATAACAGCTGGCAAGTACTTTTCAAATGCCGCGTGCAACTTGTTAGTGTTAACACTTTCAAGTAGCTCATTCATTACTGATTTTTTCTCTCCAGTAAGCGGATTTAATAGTTCGCTCATAATGTCTTTACGTGATGCCATATCCTGAGCAATACGGATCTCACGGTCTTTGCTTTCTACAATTTCTTGCTTCTTAGCAATTTCTTTTTGTGCTTCAGCCAACTCATCTGTTGCCTGCTTAACAACTTTCATTAGTTTAGCAGTTTCAGATTTTTCATTTAAATGACTTGAAGCATATTCGCTTGCGAATGATTCAAAAATTCTGCGACCAAAATCATTTCTACGAGCAGACTCAATGTCTTCTTTTAATTGGCTAATTTCAGAATTTAGTTTAGACTTAACAACGCCTTCAACTAATTTAGCTGATTTACCAATAAAATCTGACTTGACTTTTTCAAATTTTGCTTTGCTTTCACGTACAAGTTTAACTTTAGTTTCTGCTAAGTCTTTCTTGTCAGCGTGGAATTCAGCAATTTCTTTAGAAAGCGCATCAACGATGAAGCTCTCCATTTTAGCAAAATTTGCCGCTACGTTTTTACGATCTTCGTGTAGCTCAGATAGCTCAGATGCTAATTTTTGTAGGACGAATCCTTCCATTTTCTTAGCGTCTTCAGTCATCTTTTTCGCATACTTGGCTTTAGCTTCAATAAGTTGGTTACGGTCTTCTGCTAGTTCAACTAACTCAGACTGTAGTCTTTGACTTACCATCTTATCAACAGCTTCTACCATTGTAGACTTATCATGCTCGTACTTTTGAGCAAATTCTTCACGAAGTTCTGCGGTGACTAGGTCACGGTTTTCTTGAATCTTGCTTGACCAAGCAGATTCAATTTCCGATTTCATTTCCTCGGAAATCACATCGTTTTCGAACAGTTGTTTAACAATATCAATCATGTGATTCTCCTACAGATCATTTCAGTTTCCTGATGATATTCACCAGGCTTTCTGCGATATACTTCTGTGCCTTTGGGTCGCCTTGAACTTCTTTTGCCAATTTAAATGCCTTTTCACCGCCTAATGTATTCATTAGATGTTCATATACTGGTGTTGGATATGCGCCTGGTGCGCTTGGTTGCGCAACAACATCTACTGTAATAATTTCAAAATCTGATACTTTACCACTACCGTCTTCGGAAACGTTACCGGAGCCCCTGCTGGAAACGCCTAATTTGACTCCACTTTGCAACATGGTTTGTACTAATTGTCCCATGGGCGTTGGTAGAACCTTCATTTTTCCGTAGCCGTTTGGACCATCCATCCACATCTTAGTAATCATGTGGCTAACTCTGTCCAAGTTAATGCGTAAGTCAGCAGGATGATCAACTTCACCTAACACTGAATAACCGCCCTCAATTTGTTCGTTAAGGGTTTTGACAGCCCGAGAAATTTCAGAAGTAGGATAAAATCTTTGATTAGCATTACGAATATCACCTTGGATACAAATGCCATTTAGATACAAAGATTTATCATCTCCCTCACCGGCCCTTTCGAGTTGTAACTGAGCTTGGTCAAAACTTAAATGTTCTGTTAAAGTATTTTTCACCTACTGGGCTCCGATTAGTTTACTTACTGCCGATAATGCTTGTAGCATCTGCGGAACCTTCACCAGCGCCTTTTTTCTCTGCGCCGTGTCCTGAACCGTTTGTGCTCATGCGTTCACCGTCTGAAGAACCACCAACTTTGTTGATGTTCTTAGTGTTCATGTCTTTAGCTTTGCCAGTTAGACCAGTTTCTGATCCACCGCCTTCGCCGCCTTTTGTCATGTTAGCAGTTGTGCCGCCCATATTGTTTGGCTTTGCTACTGGTGATGCTTTGTTATCAGCTGTTTCAGCTTTACCTTTTTTCTCAGCACCGTGACCGTCTTTAACGTCGTTTGCGTATTCACGTACTGTTTCTAAATCTTCAACACCTTCTTCTGATTCAAACTCAGGTTGGATAGCTTCCATGTCGTCCATTTCTGGCTCTTCTTCTGGAGCGTCACCGTCTGCGTATTCTTTGAATGCAGCTTCTAGGTCAGCGATAGCGTCTTTAAGGTCCATGATGTCGCCTTTTGTAGCTTCTTCATCTTCGTCACCTTCTTCGCCTTCTTCGCCTTCTTCTTCTTCACCGTCTTCAACATCGCCCATCATAGCGTCTGTTGCGTCTGGCATTTCATCGTCGCCTTCTAGCTCAACTTCGTCAAAGCCTTCTTCAACTTCTTCGTCGTCTGCGTCAGCTGATTCTTCAACAGTATCGTCGTCGTCATCGTTATCTGATGCTTCGTCTACTGCTTCGTCATCTGCTTCGTCTGATGCTTCTTCTACAGCCTCATCGTCTTCTTTAGTTGCTTCATCAACTTCATCTTCGATAAGACCTTCGTAAATATCTCTTGATTTTTCTACCACATACTCGTGGAATAGTTCTTCTGCTTTAGCTGTATCATCATTAACAAGATGATCAAGCATTTCAGCAATTTTTGAATTTTGTTCTGACATAATGTTTCTCCTGAAATTGGTAAGCTGTCAACTAGTATTTACATAATAGTTGTATATTACCCATTAAATGGTGTTATTTTGAAGAATTCTGCCTATTTAAATACCGTACCAGGGAATTTCTCTTCAAATTCTTCAAAAAATACGTGACTAAAGTTGTTTGTTACACGTTGTACATTGTCCGGTGTAAAAACGTCCTTTTGACACACTCTATAATATCGTTGGCCTGTAAATTCCCTTAAAATCTTTTCAGTTTGGTTTGCCCAATTACCGAAATATGTTGCCTGATCCGAGCTACGCTTATAATTGGGCGTATCTGCGTAAATGTTATTTACCTTTCCATTTAACCCCTCATAATCAAATCCTATTATATAGATAGCATCATATCCATGCTGACTAGCAAGCCATAATGCTGTTGGTCCACTTGACCAACCTTTGTGGGGATTAAAAAAGTGTAATCCTGGAATTGTGCGTACATCTTTATTAGGATTTGTCCACACTTGATTTCTTAAATGCCAACCCTTTTGTACTATTTCTTTTACCATTTTAGCGTCAACGGCAATCAAGTAATCAGGATTAAATTCTCTATAAACGGCATTACAAGCATAAATTTTTCCATGCTTCTGTAACTGTCGCATGTCTATTTGCTTGCGACTAGTTCCATTACCTAATACAAATGCTACATTGAGATTATTGTGTTGCGGCGAGTTCTTCTGCGGTTGGTTGTCCATACATACCCTGAATAAATTCTAATTCGGCCGCTTTTTCAAACTCGTGTGCTTCGCTGTTTTTGCGAAGTTGATTAATCTGACGAAGTGTCAAGCGTACCTTTCTTGTATCAAACTTCTCAACAACATTTATGTCGCGTTCGTTTGAATAACGCTCATCATTGGCGTAATCCGCTTTCTTATCATCAAAGTAAAAAAATTCCATCAGTTTCATAATACTATTTATTCCTAGATCTCTTCAGCGGTACCTGTGTCAGGTGTTGCTGTATCATCAGTTGCCGCGGCTGCCATATCATCAGTTGCTTCGGCATCCTGTGCTCCTGCTTCAGCTGATATATCATTTGAACTTACACCAACACTTCTCATCTGTGCTGATGCTTCTGCGTCTTGGGCAATCTTAGTACCATTCTCTTCTTTCCACATTAATTCGTTTTCTGTAACTTCTTCTTGTGAAAGGCCTAAGAATCGTTTAAGAGCAAATCGTTTACTCATGTATGGAACTTCTTGTAGAGCGGCAAATGTTTGTACTCTGTTATTATCAAGTTCTGCTTGTCTGTAAGAAGCAAAGTTTTGTGGGGCGTTGAATCCAATTTCAAACAAACTATTGTCAATATTAATACCTTGTTTAATTAACCAACGTTTAAATTCGTGATCTAGGTCTGTAATAATAAGTTTTTGTAATCTCTTACAATACTCATTAAAACGTAATTCTTGAATATAAGCAGTACCTACTTTACCGTCATTAAACTGTGCTGGACTGTCATCTGGCATAGTTGGCAAATAAGAACTTGGAATTCTTAACGCACGGAATAGTTTATTTGTAAAGTAACGTAGGTCGTCAATCTCGCCTAGGTTAGTACCGCCTGGTAATGTATCTACTTTAGATCCGCGCCCTTCTGCTGTTTGTGGAAAGAAGTAATCTTCTGATATACTTAAAGGATTATAACTTGCGTCAATAACGTTTGCTCCGCCACCTGTGTTACTTGGAATACGTCTTTGATTGATTTCGTTCTTAACACGTTCAACAAAGCTCATAGCCATGTGTGCTGGCATGTTACCTACATCAACATAAAAAACTCGTCTTTCAGGAGCTCTTTGTACTCTGTAAATGATAATCGCATCTTCTAATAATTCTTTTTGTTTGTATACTTTGAAAACACTTTCTAAAAGTGAATTACCAAATGGATAGTTGTTGTCTAGGCCTTCGCTTAGACTTAGGTGAACAACATGTTCAGCATCTACTGCTGTTTCATTTTGTTCTGTAGAAAAGCGAGATCCTGTAGACTGGGGAGAAGCACCAACCATACCACGCCCAAGAGCACCACCGCTTACATAACTTCCTGTTCCAGCAGGCGAATTATGATTATCTGGATGGATCGAAGTGGCTACAAGATTTGTAAAATTGAAATTTAAATCCTTGATAATATACTGTTCAGGCTTTTTACCTTCGGATTCATTAACAATGATCTTTGTAACTTTAGACGGATCAATATGAAATAGTTTACCAGTCTCAGGATCTCTAAGAAAGAATTCATCACCATATTTAAAGCAGTTTCTAACAACCCTAAACATGCGTGTTTCAAATTGGTTTGATCTAAACCATTTTTGTAATCCTTCCTTTAAAAGTTTTACTTCAGTTTGGGTTGGATCATTTTTAAAGTAAATTTGAAATGCTGTATTGTTTTCTTTATTTTGCTGTGTACAAAATTCTGCTAGGATATCTAGTGCGGCATTTACCTCACTGTCCATATCCATAGTATTATACTGCATATAACGCTCTACACGATTTGGTGTTCCAGCGTAAACATCAGGTAAAAAACTAGAATAGTTCGAACGGGCTGGACCCGGTTGACTACCGTTACCTAATGGGCTATAATTAGTAGTACCGCCTGCTGTGGGTACTGGTGTAAAATATTTTTTCCAACTCAAAGTCTTCTCCAATTACGCAACACTTAACATGGTCCTATTATGAGCAATTTCCAGTTTGGTTATACGTATCATTTCCTGAACACTACTATTTACAGAATTTACAAGATCTTTCATAGGAATCTGAGCGGCACCTTCTTTAATAGTATCAAACTGCGGTTTAGTTAAAATTGCTTTATCGCCGGACAGTGCTACTTGTCGTTTTCTTCCAAAATCGTTAAACAGTCTGCCTGTTGTTTCTAGTGTACCTGTTCTAAATTTGTCAATATCAGCATGTGGTCCCCCGTATAATTTATACGCAGACATTATGCCGTCGTTCAACGATTGTGTTTGTCGTTCTACTGCTTGAGAGAATTCATATTCACCATGATCAAGTAGTCCAATATCCATCATTCCTCTGAACAAAACAGCCTTTTCAACTTCAGATAAACTATCAAACCATTTAGTGCCATGTTGTTCAGTTTGTATCTGGAGCCCTACTAATCCGTCGCCCTTGGCTGTTAATTTAGTAATTTTAAGACCCATGCCTCCTTCAAGCATGTCAATCATTGTTTGAAATTTATCAGCATATTTTGCGTTTACATCTTTCATGTGACCAGAGCTAGTCATAACTAATGCTTTTAGATTGCCGCCGCCGATACCAGTTTTTTGTCCTAGCATGTTCAATCTAGCTGTATTTCCGGCCGAAGATAGTAGATCGTTAACATCATCTACTGCAGATGAAACACCTAGTTCTGCGCCATAAACGCCGCCGTAGCCCATGCCCCCCATAGCCCAAGGGTTTTTGTACATTGCGTCTAACCCTTCTCTCATTTTTACAGCACGTTGTGATTGCCACTTGCCGTCTTTGAAAACTAATGGTCCTAGATCATCAACACCCATTGATACGTAATCTGGGTATACTACTGTGCCTTCTACTATACCTTTAGTTGAATTAGGATCAAACGAAGCTCTATTGTCAGGTAGTTGAGCTAGGTTATAAAATCGTTCTGCTCTTCCTTTTCCAGCATAATAAGAAAATTCATCTTGCTGATCCTCAATTAAACTATCTTTCTTGGTACGGATAAGCGGAATATCCCAGCCCCATTTTTCTCTAAGTCTATCATTCATACCAGAGACTGTGGTGTTAACACTTTCTGGCACCACTGATTGAACAGCGAGAGCCGTTAAATTTTTTATCGTTGCTGTAAATTTATTTCCATAATAGCCCATCATGTTACTAAAAGCAGATCCAATGTAATCTCTACCATCAGAGTCCGACATCATTCTAAAGAATGATTGTATTTGGCTCCATGCTTTAACAGTCCAATCAGCCGCCCACTCGCCTGCTTTACGGAATAGTCCTGGAAGGTCGTATTGTTCAAAGGCGACGCCCATGCCTTTAAGTTCTTCAATTAGCACAGTTTGAAATTCACCTTTGAAGTATCTTGCCGCTTGTTCCATTGCCCTAATAATTTCGGTAATTGTCTCAGCACGATCTTGTTGCTTTAATTCTTCGAGGATCATAGCTTTAACTTGATCTTTGGTTTTACCTGTGAGATCTTTTCTTATAACATTATCAGCCGCTTGAGCGATAGAATCATACATGCCTTTTGCTCCATCAGGTGCCACTGACATTAATTCTATCATATTCTTTCTTTCGTCTAGTTTGCCTGCGGTTAAAACTAATGCTTCAGCTATCACATCAACTGAAATGTCAGTCATATCTTCTGCTGTAACATCTTTATCTTTGGCGGCTTCAGTTAATCTTCTTACTATAGGTCTAAGATCGTTGCCTAACATTAAATTAAGATCCATTGAAGCACCGCCAAACACTTCCATTCCAAACATTTGGGCTTTAAATACTTCTGCTACACTTTCTCCAAAAAATCTAACAAGAGTATTAGCACCGATTGCTGTTTTTTCTCCAACTTCTTTATCTTCTTTATTAAGTGCTATTTGAAGTATTGAATCTTTTAATATTTTTGCCGAAGCATCGTCTAGAGCTTTATTAGATGCTCCAAACAGTTTTGTTAATGCATCATAATTTTTCATGTAATAAAAGAATGATTTTTGTACATCTACGTTTGTTGAAATAGAATCTGCTGAAGTACGTTGTGAATAATATAAGAAGTCAATTGCTTGTTCATTAATATCTTTAAATGAATAACCCATATTGAGTAATCTCTCATTTAAAATATTACCAGGTCTAAAAAATGCGTTCGAAAAATCTTTAAAATTTCTAATACCTTGATTTATGTTTGGACCCAATGCGGCAAATTTTTCAACATTTTGACCAACTACTGTATTAAGCTCATCTAATGATAATCTAGTCTGTGCAGCTATTTGAGAAAACTCAAGCATACTATTGCCAAAAGTTGCTCCAGCTGGAGCAAGTTTTTTTGATTCAGTGTTCCAAGATTCAAGAATGCTAACACCAGCAATAGCAACACCTGCGACTCCTGAAAACAGTCCTCCTACTACCGGAAGTTTAGAAACAACAGATTCATTCAGATGTTTTCCGAATGCTGACATGCGTACTTCGCCTTTGCCAAGCATGGATATGAAACCAGTAAATGGTCTCATTGTTGCTTTAATTCCGTTTTCTAACGACTTTGCTCTTCTAGTTAAACTGTTAAATGGATTCGTTAAAGATGCTAAACTATTTTTATTTTGAGATCCTGTTTTCCCCCCACCAATAGCATTCAGCAACTCTTTCAAGGTTGCTTCAGTAGCCATATTACTGATAGTACTCTGTCCTAGCGCATTGTGTATAAATGTTACTTGATCAGCCATTACTTATTTCCTTATCCAAACACCGCAGTTAAGTCTTTTGATCTTCCTGCTAGTTTATCTGATATTTTAGATGCTAACATATTGCGCTGATTAGTGAGATTAATTAAAACATTTAAATTTTCATTTAGTTGTGATACACCGGCAGATGAATACTCGGCAGCGCCGACCATTTCTGCTGTTAACTCTGATGGAGACATAATCGATTCTTCTCCATGTACTTCTTGCGTTCCGCCCATATTAGCAAACAGCGAACCCATTGTGCCTAGCGTTCCTTCTCTAAATCCAGCCTTGCCCAGTTCAGCATACGGGCCTTTATCGCCTCCCCATTTTGCGGCGTTTCCAGTAATACCCATGTGTATTCTAGTGCCTACTGCTGTAGACATGTATCCTTCACCTGCTCCTACATTTGTAATGCCAGCTTCTTTTGCAGCTTTAAGAAACTTCATGTAGCTTGGATGACCGATCGATAAAGGCGTATTAGTGTCAGGTAGATACACATCTAAATCTGCAGCTCCGCCATCGTCGTGTCTTTCTTTTCCTGTTCTTACTTTTTTTCCATCTAGATAATAATCGTCGCCTCGTTGTTCTTTAACTCCGCTTGCGGCGGCATAATCGGCCATTGACATTTGTCCGCCACTTTCAATTCTTAGATCAACACCGGCAGCCTTTGCGGCTGTAGCTAGTATAGTACGTAGTTCATTTGATATAGGTTTATTTCTAATCTTTCCAGCTTGGTCTTGATAAATCTTTCCACCTGCCGTAGACGCACCGGTACCTGGTGGTCCAGACTGTTGTTCGTTTGGAAGTTCAAATGGCTTTCTTGTTAATCTAGTTGCGGCCATGTCAGCACCGGCAGATGCTTGATCAATTTTTGGTTGGTATGCGGCGTCAATTTTAGCTAAGTTTGATTGTAAATTTGGATCAACATCGCCGCCAAATACCTTAGGAAGATAAGCAAGTAGGTACAATCCTAATTTAGAAACCATTTTGTCTATACGAAGTCCAAATTCTTTTCGACCTTCGTCAGTGGCCAGTTTCGCAAAGAATTTAGTTATTACTGGAATTGTATCTGTAACAAAATATCCAAAGTCTCTTCCGAACTGTCTAATTTTATTTGGAAGGTCTTTGCCTTTCATAGCTTCTGAGAATTGATGTAACGGTCCTCCATCAGCTGTCATAACATCTAGGAACCCTACTTTAAAATCTCCCATTGCTGTTTCAAATGATCTTAATATCTCTGTTAATTCTTCACTTTTCTTTACTTCGGCATCTGCCTTGGCAAGCATTTCCTCAATTTCTTCTAGAGACATTTTTGAAAAGTCTTTACCTGTCTTAGCAATATAGTTTGCTACATCTTTACTCACACCTGCTAGTTTAGCCGCTTCTTCAATTCCTGCCGCGCCAGCTTTAAGGTATCCACTAAACTTATCTAATTGAGATGCAGAATGTTTTAATATTCTTGCTCTTTCTTTTAATGTTATACCTTCAAATTGTGCTATTGAAGTTAGTCCGTCTTGTGCGAAGCCCAGCGTTGTTCTCATTTCCTTAACTGCTTGTGGGAATAACATAGAAAAGTATGCTGCAGCATCAGTTGCTGGTGTTAAACCTAAGAATAGTGCTTTAAACACTTCAGCACCATCTTTTCCATATATGGCTGTGTAATTCGCAAGAGCCATATTAACTTTTTTACGTTCGTCTTTGTCTAACTTATTAAGTTTTAATTTAAACGCAGTATCGTTTTGTACAGAACTCATTTCTTGAGTCAACTGTTCGGCATTCTTACCTGTTATCGAAGTTAACTTGTGTAGATACATTTGATAGTTAACAAAAGAATCGCCTAAGTTTTTTGAATTAATTCTTTCTGCAACTATTCCTCGATAGTTGTTTTCTAAGTAATCAGCTAGTTGTTGGTTAATCTGAGGAACAGTGTAACCCATTTGAATCAATGTCGTTCTAGCAGGACCACTTGCTTTTAAAACATCATATGAATAATTTGAAAATGCTACAGCACCTTCAGTTACTGAATTACCAAGAGCAATAAATGTTCTATTATTTTTTTGTACAAACGCCGAGAACTGATCCAATGACATGTAAGTTCTAGCACTAGCATTCATCATTTGAATGATACTGTTATTAAATGTAGCACCAGTACCAGTTATACTCTGTAGAGTCTTATTCCACCTTTCAAATTCCTGAATAGTTCCTGATATTGCGCCGCCAACAGCACCTAAATATCTTCCAACTAGTGGTAATTGGCTAATAACTTGATTGTTTAATACTTTAGTGTAGGAACTTATCCTTCCTTCACCTTTAAACATCATCCCAGCAAACGCACCAGCGGCACCAGTAACATTGCCTATTTGATTAACAGCACCTTTAACTGCTCCGCCAACAGCACCTACGATGCCGCCAGCAATCATTCCAGCAGGTGTCCTACCCAAAATACTTGAGCCACCGCCTGTTGAACCGCCTCTATTACCGCTAATGGCGGCTACAAGCTCTTTTAGTGTTGCTTCAGATGCGGCATTTTGAAGTATTGCTCCGTCTAATTGTCCGCCTAGAATTTCTACTGTATCTTTTGCCATTTTGTATCCAAGAATAAAACTACCAGTTTTCTGCGCATATAAATATCGCTATACAATACTATTTATAGGAATAAAAAATGGCTGAAAATAACAATCAATTTGATCCTACTGCTTTTGTACAAGCACAAGCAGAACAGGCAAAACAAGCAGGTAAAGTACCCGTGCCAGAAGCACCTGTTAATGTTGCGCCTGCTTCAGGAAACCCTTTGGCACAATACTTTAGACAGCCAAAGATTCACGTTAAATTTCCAAGTGAGGGTAAATTCTGGCCCATGGGAAGTTTAGAAACACCAACTACTGGCGAGCACCCAGTATACGCAATGACCGCAAGAGACGAATTGCTTTTTAAAACACCAGATGCGTTAATGAACGGTTCTGCTATTGTTGAAGTAATTCAAAGTTGTATTCCATCAATTAAAAATGCTTGGGAAATGCCAAGTATGGATGTTGACGCAGTTCTAACAGCAATTAGAATGGCAACATACGGAGTTGAAATGGATGTCAGTGCTACTTGTCCAAAATGCGAAACTGTAAACGATAAGTCTGTGGACTTAAGAAACGTACTTGATAACTTATTAGGAATTGATTTTGCTACTTCTGTAGAAATTAATAACGACATGGTTGTTCATTTACGTCCAATGACTTATAAGGAAATTACTAGTACAGCACTTAAAACTTTCGAGCATCAAAGAATTTTTTCAATCATCAATGACGAGTCTTTAGGTGAAGATGAAAAATTACGCTTGTTTAATGAAAGTTTTATTAAACTAACTGATCTAACACTTGATACAGCAGTAAAATGTGTTACCAAAGTTGAAAGTGCAGCAGGTACTACTGATAATCCAGAATTTATTAAAGAGTTCTTACAGAAAGCCGACAAAGCAGTGTTTACTACTATCAACGATGCTGTAAACAAATCACAAAAAAGTGGTAAGATGGCTAGCTTTAATGCTGTGTGTGATAATGAAGAGTGTAAGCACGAATGGGATGTTAGCTTAACATTGGATCAAGCGGATTTTTTCGGACAAGGCTTTCGCAGTTAAAAATTAACGACATTCTTGCCGAGACGAAAGCCATGGACGACCAGGCAAAACTAATCAAATCAGAAGCCATGCGATCCGTATGGTATATGCGTGGGGGTCTTTCGTTTACTGAAGCTATGAATTTAAGTTCTGAAGAACGTGAAATTATAGTAGAAATTGTAAAATCAAATATGGAGACCACAAAAGAAAGTGGTCTTCCTTTCTTTTAATCTTGCCTTGCTTGCTTAAACAAGTTCATAACTTTAACTGTATCTTGAGGATTTTTCTTTACTAGTTCTGTCATTGCTAAAGACATAGTTTCATGTTCAGATTTAGTAAGTGGTTGTCCTTGTAAACTTTTAGACATACTTCTTCTTAACATTGTAGGATCGATTCCCGGAAATTCTTTACTGATGTTCTGGTAATTTAATGTACCTCGCATCTGTCCGGTGCCTTTTTCGTCATCTGGATCAAAAATCTTTGAGGCTTGTTTATCTTCAGGATTATCACCTAGGCCTGACTGTACACCATCTTTGGCTTTGTCAAAAACGCCGCCAACTGCTTTGCCTATGCCTTTTAAAAGGCCGCCACCCTTCTTTTGTGTGCCAGCATTGTCAGCACCTGACTGTTGATCATCTTGTCCTGACTGTTGATCATCTTGTGGTGCGTTAACATCTGCGGCAGCCGGTTCTGTTAAATCTACTGCTACACTGTTTAATACTTTGTCTAATACTTTTGTTGGAATTTCAGCTTCCATAACACCCATAAATTCAAGTGCGTCAAAGTATGCTTGATCTTCTTTTAGTGTCCAATCAATGCGTTCAAAGTTTTTTCTGTAGCGTTGCGATTGTTCACTGTACATTGATAGTAATTCTAGTTGATCTCCAGGTTTCTTTCTACTATTACGTTTTCTAATAGCATTTTTGGTCATAGAAGTTTTTCCGGCTATTTTACCACCTGTCTTTTTTCTTTTTGTAGTAACAGTAGTATTGTTAGTAGACATGCTCGGAATTGGATTACTTTTAAACAGATCGCCTTGAGGATCATTCGGATTGTCCAAACCCAAATCTGTTTGTTTCATATTTGTTGTATTGTTGCCCGGCTTGAGAGGGTTATTTTGATCTGTTGAATTTTGTGATTTAAGTTTGTCTAGCTCAGTATCGGAACCCACTTCCGGCTCTGTCTTTTCAGGTTCAGCTGAAGGCTCATTTGAAACTGGTTCTTGCTGTTGTGGCGCAAGAGCCTGTAGCTCTTTGTCAATCATGCCAGCAACTGCTTTAGTATCAGCACCTTTGCTTTTTAGGAACGCAAGAAGTGTATCTGTTGTTGGCTTTGTTGTACCAACTTTCCCTGCCATACGCCCCACAAACAGCATATATTCTTTTTTTAGTTTATTTGCTGCATCACCTGATTGAAGTTGTCCTTTAGCAACATCACTTCCAAAAGCTGATTTTGTTTTTAAGCCCATTCTTTTGAATATGCCTTGTGGTGCTTCATCTAGATGTTCGATATTTTCTAATTGATTCAGTTTCATTTAACAATCTCATATATTAATAAGTGAGCTAAAGCTCACTTGTGTTTATCGCTATCGCTCAAACACATTTTTTTATTATAGATATTTATACAATATAATAATTGCGAAGCAATTTTAGCTTTATGTAGATTGTTTCAGTCAGACGGAACCTGTTTAAGGGTTCCATCTAATCTTGACTTTATGTGAGTCCGTCACAGCCGAGACTTGGAAGTAGGTGTTTATTATACTGCTACACAATGGGCTCTGACCTTTCCCAACCTACGTCGACATTATGTACTATATAGAGCGCATAAAACGCTTTTATGCCTTCTTTATAATACATTACCTCCCGCCTCGTTCCTAGTGCTAAGGAGTTTTTATGTGTAATATACAGTTTTTCGACAGCCAACATTCTATCTACGTCAACCAGTGAGCCCAATTCTTTTGATGGCTTCCACACTCTGGTGTGTCGATCAACGTGTACGTGTGTTCCTATACGGAGACTTTTTTCACAGCGGTATTTCTAAACTGGCCCGCTAACCTTATGTGTTGGATTGCTTTGCCTTGATGCTATGTTCTAGCAATGCCTGTCGTAACTTGTCTGAACCGCCAACTCTAACATTAATAATACCGTTGTAATAATCATCTCTCTCTAATACACGGCGGTCAAATTGTTCTCTTGCCTCTATGTAGGACATTTCGCCCCTACCTTTACATAGGTATAGTATTTCTCTTGTGAAGTTTTCTGGGCCTAGTGCTTGGACATCTGCGTTTAAACGATCTGATGAGCCCCAATAGTCTCTCCAATCGCTTTCTTTAGTGCCTCTGCGTTTATTTTTTTTGCCTTTGAGTGGCGGTTTGGTAGTTTTGAATTTGGCTAGTTTTTTGCCTACGTATTTTTGCCCAGTATGTGTGTTTGTGATGAGGTAGACAAACCCTTCGTATTCATCAGGAATACATTCAATAGGTTTATTTTGGTAAGTCCATGCTGGATTCGTCTTCATCAGCATTACTTACTTTCTTGGGTCTACCTATGACGCCTTTTCTGGTTGCCTTTCGTTGTTGCCTTTTATCTTGTATTTCGTTTCGTCTTAAACTAGAGAAGTTACGTATTTCTGAAAGCCAATATCGTGCTTTAATGCCGGCGGCATCTGAACCACTATACTCAAACTTATCGGCCCATTTAAAGTATTCTTGAAATGCTTTTATAAGTTTGTCATGGCTTTCTGTACTCATTCCACCAATTCTACATCGTTGGAGTATGATGTAAACCCGTTCTCTTTAATAACTTTAAGAACTTGATTAACACGAGTTGCTAAATCGTCTCTGTGCGAAATTAAGAATACGTTTTTATCACGTTCTCTAGTCATTTTCTTTAATACAGCAATACTAGATTCTACTCCACTAGAATCCATGCCGCTGTCTACTAATTCGTCAATAAACAGTAAATTAATGCTGTGATACAGGCTTTCCCAAACGTCACGGAACGCCCAACTCATTGATAAAATGAGTCTATTTCGTTCACCTCTACTGAGATTGTCGAAGTCTAAGTCCTGCCCAAGTTGTGTAATAACGACGCTTAAATCGTTCTGAAATTCTACGGTGTGCGGTAAACCAATCCTGCTCAGATAGTATGTTAAGCGCATGTTTAAGTAACTTAGGTTCTGGTCAATAATACGTTTTCTTACAAAACTGTCTTTGTTTGTAAGTAATTTGTATAAGAATTCTTGATGTTCTTTTACTTTAGTAAGATCGTTTACAGCATCCCAGTTAATTTCTTGTAAAGCAGTTTCTTTTAGTTCAATAATTTGTTCTTTGTACGGATTAATTTCTGCTTTTTTGTTTTCTAATTCTTTATGTAAACTCGCAAGTGTGCTTCTATGATTAACAGCTTCTTCAAGTGAATCATATTGTGTTGGAGGACAAACTTCAAGTTCTCCAACTTCATTAACTACATTAGTATGTTCTTCCCACTGACTGTTATTAGAAATAATTTGTAGTGCGGCTTCTTTCTTTTGATCTTCTTTGCTGTTTAAAATTTCTTGTTGTTGTTTATCATGTAAATCTTGTCCACAAGTATGACACTTGTGTTCTTTTAACAAACTGATTTCGTTTTCCAGTTTAGCAATAGTTTTTTCTTGTTTAATATTGTCAGCATCAATATTAGCAATCCACCGTTGTGCTTCTTCTAGACGTTTTTTCTTTTCGTTATAATTTTCTAAACACTTGTGTGAGTCGATTTCTGCTTCAATGTCAATTTTTTCTAGCAGTGTAATACTTTGATCCAAGTCAGAAACAGAGCTACTATGATTATCTTGCCACATTTTTTGTTTGCGTTCTAGACTCTGAATAGATTCTTCAATTTTTTGATTGCTTACTTTAATAGTTTCAATCTTTGTATTTTCTTGTTGTATTAAATCTTTGCTAATTCTAACCTGTTCTTTTAAAGCATCGGCTTTTTCTGACAAAATAGTAATGCCTAGTAATTGTTCGATGATAGCACGTTGATCATTCGCTTTAAGAGAAAGGAACGGCTCTGTATAGGTATTAAGAGCAATAAGATGTTTAAACATATCGTGGCTCATGCCAAATAGTTTTTCAATTTCTTTTTGTGTTTGTCTGCTGTCACCTTGAGATTCGTCAGCATCATCAGCTGAATATTCTTCACCATCAACATTTAGTTTTAGAATATTAGGTTTACGTCCTCGTTCAATATGATATTTTACGCCATTCTTTTCAAAACTAACAGTTACAAGCATGCCTTTGCTGTTAATTTTGTTAATAAGGTTGTCTCTTTTAATGTTTGTAAGAGCAATACCGTAGATAGCATAACTTAAACTGTTAATGATAGTTGTTTTACCGGTACCGTTTCTAGCACCGCTATCATCTCCGCCGAGATCTAAGTTTTCGCCTAACACAAGTGTAAGCATTCCTTTATCAAAATCAATAGCTTGAGTTTGATTACCAACACTCATAAAGTTACGAACTGTGAGATTTTTAATTTTGATCATAGGTTATTATAGATCTCCAATAGTAGTTTTTGATCGTATTGTTCTGAGTCAATGTTTGTAATTTGATTTACAACAATAGTATCAACGCTTTCAAATTTTAAGTCGATGGGCTTAACATCCTGGCCTTCAAGTTCTACTTTTTCAGGTATCAGCATTAGTTCACGCAAGTTATACTGCGGCATAAATGTTTCTTTAATAAAGTTTGCTTCCTCAAAACTAATAGGAACATCAATAGTAACACGACAGTGCATGCGTCCAGTTAGTAGTTGATCCGGATTTTCTAATAGCTTTGATAATTTAAAGGTTCGATAAACAGGTTGATCAGGCCAACTGCGATACTCAGGTGTTCCGCCCCATTCTAAAATCATCATTCCGCGTTCGTCATCCCACGCATCTGCGTAGTTGTGAGGAAATGCGTTACCCATATATGTAATATTCCCTTTAGTTTGACGTTTGTGAAAATGCCCTGAGAATACATATTCTTGATTAATAAAATCGTCTGCTTGAAGTTGTCCGTGATCAGGCATCTGAACCATAGCATTCATGTAGAACAATGGAAGTTCAAAGTGTCCAAAGATATATCTTGATTTAATATCTTTTACTTTTTTCCATTCGTCGCCTACTAGCCAAGGAAGAAGCGTAACATCGCCTTCTGTAATTGGATGATTAACTGGGACAATATTAGGAAATAGTCTAGCAAATTCTAAACTGTGTATTTCTCTTTTGTCTTTATAAAATTCGTCATGATTGCCTAGCATTAGATATGTTTTATCAAATGCGTTGTTTAATTTTTCTAGGTTACTCACACTGTAATTCATAGTGCTTACGTCAGTGGTAGCACGATTATGGTGCCAATCACCTAAAAATATACAAACATCACAATTTTCTTTTTTGGCCTCTTCAATAAACCACTCTACAAAATCTTCGCAGTCCTTGTTATGAAGTCTACTACCGGACTTCATCCCAAAGTGGATATCAGTGAAGCAGGCCGCTTTTTTAAATAGCGCCATTATTTCATTCTCCTATACTAGTATACGATCTTTTTGTGAAGAAGTCAACTACTTTTTGTCACCATTTGCTGGTTCACCACTTAAATTTTCGTTAGCGTTTTGTCTAGACCAGCTTGGGTTCATGCCATTCATTTCTAAGATATCATCACGAATGTTTTGATTGCGTTTTTCGATATTAATAATTCTAACAAACGAGTTTGTAACTGCGGCAGTATAGTAAGCAAACGGATTCTGTGATTTTGATTCGTCAAACTGTAGTCCAATCTGTGCTAATTGAAGAATTGCTTGTCCTCGCATTTCGTCGTTGTAAGTATAACCGCGAACATTACCACGGGTAGCATATCGTTCGCAAAGTTTCATCCACATCTTAGCAAGTTCGTTTGTTGCTTGTCCGTCTGTTTTTGAAAAATAACCATTTTCCATACCACCAACCCAGTGACTTTTTCCAACACAAACTAAGTTGTCATTATCATCAAATTTCCAATGTTGAAATGGGGGGAAATTACATCTTTCATGTGCGTCAGCAACTGTTTTTACAGTTTTCTTACGCCCAGGAGCAAGTGGGACATGCTCAAATGTCATGATCCTAAAAATTAAATCTGTTTTTTCAATCTTTTGATAAGGTATTTCAAATTGTTTTGCTACTACTTTTTTATCTTGTTCTTTTGCTTGTTCAAATGCTTTTAGTGCTAATCTTTTTGCTTGATTGCGTTTTGCCTCAGCAATCGTAAGTCTGTTTATTTTTTCTAAACTAGGAAGGATTATGTCGAACTGGTGATGTTCTTTGTCGACATATGAACAGTAAGTGTTCTTACTTTTGTGAATCTCTTTTAAAAGATCCTTATTATTTAGGTATTTTACTCGTCTTTGTGTCATATAGTTGGTCTCCATCAATACTTATATAATAGCACATTTCTCTTGAAATAAATAGAGTAAAGTACCAAACGAATGAGGAAATTTTACCAAAATGGCATTACCAACAAATACACCTAGTACAGCCGGGCGAGTAAACGCCAATGGTACTGGAATTAGAAACACAATTACAGTAAACGCCGCCGATCCAAGAAGTAGGTGGTCAATCAACGGCTTTAATGGAACAGCTGGTTCGGGTTCAGGTTCGGCTTTACAAAGCGGTTCTTTTGGAAGTAACAATAATTCTATTCCGTCTGGCGGAAGTGGCAGTTTCTCGTTTGGCATTTTTGGAAAGCCTGAAGCAAATGGTATTGAAAAAGCTCTTGGAGCTTTAGGTACAGGGTTTGCTTTAGTACAAGCGGCATCGTCATTGATAGAAGCCGGCGAAGGAGTATTAAAAAGTATTAGTCAAATAGCTGATCAAGCAAGAGCATTTGGCGATAGTTTATTTTCGTCAGCAAAGGCCGCAGGCGAGGATCTTAAAAAATCCGCCGATAAGGAAAAACCAGATTCTTCAGAGAAACAGACTGTTGACAATAAAATTATGAAAGGTGACTGGCGAGTAAGAATAGGTGTTACTAATCTTAATTCAATATTAGCGGCGGCATCAGCATCAACAGGTTATTTAGGTCCAATAACTAAAGACGGAAGAAACAGTGTAGTATTTCCTTATACACCTTCAATAACTGTAGTACACAAAGGAACGTATGTTCAACAATCTCCAGTACACAATAACTTTACATTTCAAAGTTATAAAAATAGTTCAGTAGATGATATTATAATCAACGGTAATTTCACAGTTCAAAATGAAGAAGAAGGACGTTACTGGCTTGCGGCAACAAGATTTTTTAAACTTTTAACCAAAAGTTTTTATGGAGAAAGTTTCCCTCAAGGGTTTCCACCTATTGTAGCACAACTATACGGTTATGGAGATCATATGTTTGGTGGATCAAAGGGCGGAGTTAATATTGTAGTAAAATCTGTTAGTATAGATTTACCAAGAAATGTACAGTATAAAAGAATTGTATATGGGCAAACAAACGAAATAAACTATGTTCCTTTAGATAGTAATATTAACTTAACAGTATCGCCTGTGTTTAATAGATCAAAACTAAGAGCATTCAATCTCAATGATTATGCCAACGGCGGACAAAGAGGAATTTTATAATGGCAGAATACGCAAAAACCAGTCCTTGGTATAATACCCCAATGAACAATACCTATTTAGAACTTTTAGAGCCAAGGGATTTTTCTATCAACGACACAGATTATCCATACGAAATTGAAAGTCGTTTTAGACATAGACCTGATCTATTATCTTATAGTTTGTATGATACACCTAAACTGTGGTGGGTATTTTCTAAACGTAATCCGACACTACTTAAAGATCCAATCTTCGACTTTGAACCAGGTCTAGTGATATACATACCTAGAGCGGATATTTTAAAAGCCTCTTTAGGAGTCTAACATGGCCGTAAAATCAAAGTCTTCCGCTATTAAACAACAAAAAAATCGGTTAAACGAATCATTAGGTCTTGGATCTGTTTCCTCCGAAAACTTTTATAGAGATTTTAATTTAGAAGAAAATATTCTTAAAGGATACGAATCGATAACTTATCAAATTTCAATGGGCGCATTGGATAAGCAATCTTATAATTCAGCTTCATACATTGGAGACCAAGCCCAAGATCCAAGATGGATTGTGTTTGGTGAGAGCGGATATACAGGCACAAAGCAAACCGGAGAAAAAAAGCTATCGGAAGGCGATGTTGGTTCTCGTGCGCCAGCAATTGGAGGGTATCCAGAATTTTTTATTAATAGATTTATGGTTAAAACAATTATGCCAAGCGATCCTAGCACTCCAAACGGAAATACAGGCATGCATGGTGGATCGTTTGAAGTATTTGAACCATACAGCATGGGACAATTATTTGAAAGTTTAATGTCTAGTGCGTTACTATCAGGATATAATCATTTCACACAAGCACCATACCTTGTAAAGATTGTTTTTCATGGTTGGAATGATGGCAAACAAGAAACAATTAAAGAAGCAACTAGATATATTCCAATTCGTTTACAAAATGTTACATTTAATGCTGACGGCTCCGGCAGTAACTACACAGTTACCTACCTAGTTAGTCAAGATGTCATGACATTAAATGAATTCACTACTGACATTGGATCTAGTATAAGTTTTAATGCGGGCCGATCTCCAGACATAGCACTTTTTAACCTTGCTCAAATAATGAACAAGAAAGAAGAAGAACTTATTAGCACTGGAATGAAGACTCTAGCAGACGAATACATTATCACAATATTACCAAGGAACGGTGTTAATGATGCTAGTTGGCCAGAATCTCCAGCATGGGAAACATTTTTATCAGATCCTGAAAAATTAAAAAACGTAAATTTGGAAACTGATGTAAAACTTGTTTTTGAGTCAGCTCCTAACACTAAATCTATTTCTGTTGATCCTAGATTTGTGTATAACGCATCTAAAGATAAAAGATTAAAACTACTAGAAGTTATCTCTGATGTGATGTGCCATTCTACTATTGCTACAAAAGTAACTGATACTGCTGACGAAGGTGGAAACGCAGTTTATTTTACTATCCAGCGTATGGCAAAATATAAAGATCCAAACGGTCCAATTGATCCAGTGAGTGGAAAATTTCCACAGGTGTTTTATTATACGGTTGTACCTTTTTATACAAATTTAAGTAATCTAAAACTGCCAAGTCAAGGCATTGAAGTAACTCCTGCTACAAAGGCAAGGATTAAAAAAGCGTATTCTTATACCTATACTGGTCAGAATGATGACATTATTAATTTTGATCTAAATTTTAATGCTGCATTTTATCTTTCTGGACAGCCAGCGGGGTTTGATAATCTTGCTGAGAACAAAAAAAATCTAGTTAACGGAAAATATACTTTTGTAAAACCTACACCGGGTGCATCAAACGCATTTAATTCAGTATTTCCTGGAGCATATACATATGAACCTGACAAATATTCTTTTCCTAATGTCGCCGGTGGAGCAGGAATTGATGCTACTGAACTAAATGTCGCAAGATGGGTACACGCTAATGTAACAGGATTAACATCAAGTGACGATAAAGAAGAAAATCTTTATATGTTAGAATTGAGTATAGATATTTTAGGCGATCCTTTTTATATTCCAATTGGCGGTCTTGGAAATCAAAAATATGTGTTTCCTAGTTTAGGAATGGCATGGAACGGTGAAGATACTAGAATATATGTAAGATTTAGAACTATTCAAGATTACCCTTATCCTGGATCAAATTTACCTCAAGTCCCATCGGGAGGTACTGATCATCCGTTTAGTGGTGTTTACAAATTATTAAGAAATATAAGCACTTTTGAAGATGGTGTTTTTAAACAGAATTTAAAACTAGTAAAAGATCTAACACAAGATCCAGAGTTAGATATTAAAGGCGTCAGCGCCTCACAATCAACAGCTGCATCAAATACTAAAAAATTATTAGGTGCTGATCTTCAAACTAGATCTGATCTAGACTCTTATGATATCAAAAAATATAGCAACAAGGGATCTGAATAATGAAGTTGAATAAAACAGACATAGCATATTCAGGTCCTAAAACTGCCCGTGTTATTGGACATGACATTAAGCAAGGAATAGGAACATTATTTGTTAACATTGAGGGCTATGATCCCGGACTTGTTGGTAGTGAAGTAAGCTATGTTCCTGCGTATTATGCTCCTCCGTTTTTTGGTTATACTAATCAATCATTTAACGGTAAGAATACAGGTTCTGATCTAGCTTATAATGACACACAAAAATCGTACGGTATGAGTTTTATTCCGCCAGACGTAGGAACAAAAGTTTTAGTAGTTCAAACAGAAGATTCGAAAACTTGGTACTGGATTGGAGTTATACCTGAACCGGGCGCAAATCACATGGTACCAGGTATCGCGGCCGCAGGCAATGTCGATAAGTCTCCAACACAAGAATCAGACTTTGGGCAAACAACCGTTTTACCTGTTGCTGAAATTAACAAGAATTTAGATAGCACAGAAACTTCAAAGTATGCTGAAGTTAACAAAAGGGCTGTACACCCATTAGCAGGATTTTTATTAGATAGCGGACTAGTAGGAGATCCTATAAGAGGAAGCCATAACAGTACTATGGTTAGAAACGGTATATCAAGTGTACATGGTATTAGTACTCCTGGACCGTTAGATAAAAGACCAGGAGCAAGAACTAAGTCTATAGGAACAAGCGACAATGTGTCTGATCCAACTTATGTAAGTAGACTAGGCGGTCATCAGTTTGTAATGGATGACGGCGATGATAGATTTATAAGAAAAACACCAGCAGACCAAGGACCTCCTGAATATGCTGATGCCACAAAAGACGAAGAAGGCGATGTTAGAATTCCTTATGGTGAAAGTTTTAGAATGCGCACTAGAACAGGACACCAAATCCTATTACACAATTCAGAAGATTTAATCTATATCGGAAATAGTAGAGGTACTGCTTGGATAGAACTTACTTCTGACGGTAAAATTGATATATTTGCTCAAGACAGTATCAGTATTCATACACAACAAGATTTTAACTTCCACGCTGGCAGAGACATCAACATGGAAGCACAACGAAATATCAATATCAAAGCAAGCGGTACGAATACAGAAAGTCCAACAGGCGAGGAGGGAACTCCAAGTACAGTTGGCAGAATACATGTTGATTCTGCTGGCAATCTAACAACATTAGTTGGTGGATTTAAGTCGACAGTTGTAGAAGAAGATGTTAGTACAACAGTTAAAGGAAGCGATCGAACAAACGTTGAAGGAAATATTGAAACTACTGCTTCTAAGGATTACAAGTTAAAAGCAAGCAATGTTAATACGACTTCGGTTAATAACACAAGAATTAGATCTAACGACAGTACAAATATAAGCAGTAAAAATTTCCACAGAGAAACTGCTGATAAAATTGAAATGAACTGTGATCCAGCACAAGTAGCAGAGCCAGGATCGATAGCAAATGTAACAGTTCCGGAGCCACTTTTAACTCACTTAAATAGTGTTACAGACATAAAACTTCCTTGGGCAAATAAAGAATATCAAAGCGACGAGCCCTTAGAAAGTATTATGAAACGTATACCACAGCACGAGCCGTGGAAAGAACACGAAAATACAGATCCTTTGGCAGTTGCTCCTCCAAAGACTGACAGGGAAAATGAGGAATAATAATGGTTAGAAGAATTTATAATCAGCAAAAGGTTCAATCAAGTGAAGCAAACTTTGGAGCTACATCGCCTGACGTAGGATCATTAATTTATAAAGGATTTAATTCTAGAAAAAAGCAAAATCATTTTAAAGAAAACGACCTTGAACTTATTAAACAAGATCTATTAAATCACTTTCATATACGTAAGGGTGAAAAACTAGAACAACCGGAATTTGGAACAGTAATATGGTCGATGGTATTTGAGCCAATGACCGAAGAAAATGTACAAATAGTTTCAGAGGATGTAACTGAAATTATAAACAGGGATCCACGTGTAAATCCAGCTAACATAAGTGTTGATGCTACTGAATACGGAATACGTGTTGAAGTTGATCTAGAGTATGTACAGCTAAATTTAACCGAAAAATTAGTGTTAGATTTTAATAAAACAGATGTCTAAATAAAATGCGCAGTTTTTTAGATACGGTAAATAGCATATAGGGCAAAAACAAAGATGACAACAACAACTAGACAGAACAATTTAATACTAGCTGAAGACTGGACTCGTATATATCAGACGTTTCGTAACGCTGATTTCAAGTCTTACGACTTTGAAAATCTTCGCCGTGTTATGGTTGAATATCTAAGAGAAAACTATCCGGAAGATTTTAACGATTTTATTGAAAGTTCAGAATATGTTGCTCTAATTGATCTTATAGCATTCTTAGGACAAAGTCTTGCGTTTAGAATGGATCTAAACAGCAGAGAAAATTTCATTGAATTAGCAGAACGTAAAGAAAGTGTATTGCGTATTGCTCGTATGTTGTCTTACAATGCTAAACGAAACGTAGGTGCTAGTGGACTTTTAAAGTTTACTTCAATTGAAACAGATGAGCAGTTAACTGATAGCGCAGGCACAAACTTATCAAGCCAAACTATCAACTGGAATGATCCTACAAACCCAAATTGGTTTGAACAATTTATTATTATTCTCAATGCGGCAATGGTTCCAAATACAGAATTTGGAAAGAATCAAGGCCAGCAAAACATCGATGGTATAGTTACAGAGCAGTACAGTTTTAATAGTTCTAATGAAACATCTCCACTTTTTAATTTTAGTAAAAGTGCTGGCGGAAGAAGTTTAAAATTTGAAATTCCAAGTACTTCAATAATCGGACAAGATTACATTTATGAAGAGTCTCCGATGCCTGGAAGAAACTACGGTTTTATTTACAGACAAGATGGTAGAGGTAATGCTAGTGCTAATACAGGATTCTTTATGATGTTTAAGCAAGGATCCCTTCAAAGTGCTGACTTTGAAGTTACACAGCCGACTGTAAATGAACAAGTTTCTATCACATCACAAGGAATTAACAATGATGATGTTTGGTTGTATAAATTAGATGCTAATGGCAATTTAGATACACTATGGACAAAAGTAGATAGTGTAGAAGGCAATAACATTATCTATAACAGTTTAACTAGTCAACAAAAAGATATCTATTCTGTAATTACACAAGAAAATGACGCCATTGACTTATTGTTTTCTGATGGTGTATTTGGTAATCTTCCGCAAGGAACATTTAGAGCGTTTTATAGAACATCAGCAGGAACAACTTACAGCATATCTCCAAGAGATATGCGTAACATAACAGTATCTATTCCGTATGTAGGTAAATCCGGAGCAAGTCAAACTCTTACAATTACTTTATCGTTACAATATACTGTTGATAATAGTGCGGCATCAGAAACTATTGAATCAATTAGAACTAAAGCACCAGCACAGTATTATACACAAAACAGAATGGTCACTGGAGAAGATTATAACCTTGCTCCTTTAGGTAGTTCACAAGAAATTTTAAAAGTAAAAGCAATAAACAGAACATCAAGCGGCATTAGTCGAAATTTTGACATTATTGATGCCAGCGGAAAGTATTCAATGGTAAATGTTTTTGCCGACGATGGTTTAGTTTATAGAGCAGATACTGAACGCAACTTTAGTTACAAGTATACTAATAAAAATATTATTCTAAACTATATTAGAAACACAATAGAACCTGCTATTGAAGATTTTGAAACTTATAATTTTTATCTAACTAATTTTGATAAAATTTTTACAAGTGACGTAAGTGTAAAATGGTTACAAACAACAACTGATATTAACGGTAGCACTGGCTACTTTGGTAATATCTTTGATGAATTTCCAATCAAGATTGGTGTTTATACAACTAGTAACCTTAGATTTATTGAAGCAGGAAGTTTAATTAAGTTTTTACCTCCTTTGTCTACTCAAGCATTCAAAGACGGCGAAATTGTAACTTATGATCCAACAGACAAGACACATAAAAAATATATTTGGTCTAAAGTAGTAAGAGTAGTAGGCGACGGTACAAATGCTGGCGTAGGTAATTTATCAAACGGTGTTGGACCTATTACACTGTCTGACCCTATTCCAACTAGCGCAGTTCCTTCGCAGGTTGTTCCTAAGTTTATTAGCAATTTACCAGTTGATATAGAAACTGAAATATTAAACCTAAGTTTTGCTAGTCAAACTTTTGGATTAAGATATGACATTGAAACTAGATCATGGAAAGTTATATCAAGCAGTAACATTGATTTAAGCAGTGATTTTAGTTTAGGTCAAGCAGGCGATAACACAAATACAAACGCAGATGCTGGTTGGTTATTAGCATTTGTCTACGATGGAGACGAATTTAGAGTCCGTGTTAGAGGAACAAATTATGTATTTTCAAGTGTAGAGCAAAATAGATTTTATTTTGATAGATCTGAAAAGATCTATGATAGCAAGAACAGAACAGTTATTAAAGATCAAATCAGCGTACTTGACATTAACAGTGTTCCAGAAGGTAAAGAAATTTCACCAGCAACACTAGCCGCAAGTATTATTAATCTTAAAAATTTAAATCCTGATTTTACAGCAGACGATGTAACAGCAATTATTGACCAAGACAGAACATTAAAGAATGATATTAAGTTTGAAATTGCTGACAGCGTTAGATTTGAAGACGGCTATCAGAGTACTGAAAGTGTAAAGATAACATTTTATGACAGTGACGATGACGGTGTAATTGATAATCCAGATAGTTTTGATGATATCGTTGGAACAGACTTGTCAAACAAATACTTGTTCTTTAAAAAGACAACTGATAATTTTGGTTTCACAAAATTAGATTTTATCGATAATGAAAACAATACTATTTTAGTTAAAGATAAAGAAGTTAATACAAATGTTAATGATTATGATCACAATCAATTAATATACTTTTATGATCAAGCAGAAAACTTTATTAAAAGAGTTGATCTAATTACTAGAACGTTTATTTTAGAACCCTCGTATGTTGCTTATATTGGGCGTAGCGGATTAAAATTCCAATATATTCATAATGCTAGTAGCAATAGAAGAATTGATCCTAGTGTTAGTAATATTATTGATGTTTACCTTCTTGTTAGAACGTACGACATTAATTACCGCAAGTATCTAAATGGATCAGTAACAACAGCACCTCAAGAACCTACACCAGAAAGTTTAAGGATCCAGTTTGGCACACCGTTAGCAGATTTAAAAACAATCAGTGATGAAATTGTTTACCATCCAGTAACATATTTTCCTTTGTTTGGTACAAAAGCAAAAACAGAATTTCAAGCGACATTTAAAGTTGTTAAAAATAAAAACATGACAATTAATGATAATGATTTAAAGGTCAAAATTATAAACAGTATTACAAATTACTTTGCTATTGATAATTGGGATTTTGGAGACAAGTTTCATTCTAGTGAATTGTTGTCATATATTATTCAATACAATTCACCTGAAATTAGCAACGTCGTTTTAGTTCCTAAACAAGAGAATCAAGCATACGGAAGCCTATCAGAAGTACAAGCAAGACCAGATGAAATTTTGGTTAGTGCGGCAACTGTTGATGATATTCAGATAGTTGATACCATTACAGCAATAGAATTGAACTTGTTAAAATCACAGGTTATAACTAAGACGAGTAATAGTTAATGAGCAAAAAGATATTCAAACAAAGTGAGTTACCGGTAAGAGAAACCTACGATTTACTACCGGAAATTTTCAAAAGTCCTACAAATAGAAAGTTCCTAAGTGCTACACTAGATCCTCTAGTACAGCCTGGAACGTTAGATAGACTGTCTGGGTATATTGGTAGAACTTATGGTAGAACTTATAATAGCAAAGACATCTATCTTGATAAAGAACAATCATTACGACATGCTTATCAGTTAGAGCCTGGTGTTGTTATTACTGATTCAGAGAATGAAAAGGTTGTTAATTTTTACGACTATCTCGATGTAAAAAGTCAGCTTAAATTTTTTAACAACAATAACGAAAGAGACGACTTAACTACAGGAATGAAAAGTTATTCCTGGAATCCACCAATTGACTGGGATAAGTTTATTAACTACCGAGAGTATTATTGGCTACCACAAGGTCCTGATACTATCTCTGTAAGCGGACAAGCTCAAGAAGTAGAATCAGAATATAGAGTTAGAAGCCAAGGTGAAAACGAATATATCTTTTATCCAGACGGACTTACTCCTAATCCAAGCATTAACTTGTACAGAGGACAAACATACGTATTAAATGTTAATACTCCTGGAGACCCACTTTACATTAGAAGAAATCCAACAGAAGGTGGTATTGCTGATTATAATGACGGTGTAACTAACAACGGCATTGAAGTAGGAACTATTACAATTACAATACCTAATAATAGTCCTGATGTTTTATACTATCAAAGTGGAAACAATATTGATAGAGTTGGTATGTTTAGAATTTCGTCGATTGACGAAAACACAAAAATTGATGTTAGTACTGAAATACTTGGCAAAGCAAATTATACAAGTTCTAATGGTGTTAAGTTTTCAAACGGTTTAAAGATTAACTTTTCAGGAAATGTAACACCTGAAAAATATGCTTCGGGCGATTGGTTAGTTGACGGAGTTGGCGATGCTATTAAGTTAATTAGTTTTCAAGATTTAGATTTACCGCCAGTACCTAATGACACAGTAGATGTTTTATTCGATGATGGAGGATGGGACGAACTACCATTTGACGATGCTGTAAGTTTTCCATCAAATAAAGATTATATTACAATTAACAGATCTAGTAAAGATAGAAATCCATGGAGCAGGTACAATAAATGGTTCCATAGATCTGTGATTGACTATAGCGCAGACTTTAATAAAGTTGCTTCTAAGATTAGTGAAAGCAACAGAGCTAAAAGACCCATTATTGAATTTAAACCAAATCTTCAATTAGTAAATCACTGTTCTATTGCTAAACAAACTATTGATTTTATTGACGATTTTACAACTGATGTGTTTTCAACTATTGAAGGAACAGCAGGTTATAACATTGATAATGTTGATATTTTTGAAGGCGCTAGAATTTTGTTTACAGCAGATACAGATCCGCTGGTACAGAACAAAATTTTTGTAGTTAAAAAGATTGCTATACAAGCAAATAATATTGCTGACAATTTACAGATTGCTTTAGTAGAAGCAGATGATGCTGAGACACAAGCCGGTGAAGGTGTAATTGTTAAATTTGGAAAAAATAATGCTGGCATAATGTATCATTATGATGGCACAACATGGAACAAAAGCCAATCAAAGAATTCAGTAAATCAACAACCAAAGTTTGATGTTTTTGATAGTACTGGAACTAGTTTTACAGATAATACAAAATACGAAACATCAAGTTTCGCAGGATCAAACTTAGTATCTTATAAAATAGGTACAGGCGCAAATGATACAGAACTTGGTTTTCCTATTGCTTACCAAAACCTAAATAACAGCGGCGATATTGTTTTTGAATCAAACTGGGATGTTGATAACTTTACATATCAAGTCGATGCTTCAAATGTAGATATTAACATCAACACTGGTTTTATTAAAACTAACAACACACTTTTAGATTACAGCTATCATAATTTGTATCTTCCTTCTGATCCTGTATTTGATCAAGCAATACTCCAGACATATACACTTAGCGAAGATAGTTCAGAAGTTACTTTTTCAAATGTAGATTGGAATACTAGTGTTCAACCTAATTTGTATTTTTATCTAAATGGTGAATTTATAAAAGAAGATTATACTGTTGTATCAACTGTTGAAGGATTAAGAACTTTTAGTTTTACTAATATATCTTTTAATAAAGACGACACTGTTACATTAAAAGTATTTTCCGACGATGAACCTAATTTAGGTTTTTATGAATTTCCAAAAAGTTTAGAAAGAAATCCATTAAACAATACTATTGACTCTTTTACTTTAGGACAAGCAACAGATCATTTAAGATCTATGGTTAATTATACTGAAGAATTCACAGGTAGTTTTCCTGGTATAAGCAATTTAAGAGACATTGACGGATATCAAAATAAAGGACAGAGATTTGTAAAATATAGCTCTGTAGCCGCTACATCATTGCCGTTACTTTGTGACAAGCAGTTTAACATAATTAAATCTTTAAGACACTCTGCTAAACAGTACGAAAGTTATAAGAGTAACATTTTAAAACAAGCAATAACTATACCGTTCGGCGGCGAAGATGTAATTGTTTTGTTAGACGATATTCTTACAAATATTTCAAAATCAAAGCCTGATACAGGAGCATTTTCTAATACGGATATGCTAGGTACTGGCGCTAATAAACTTACCAAATATACAGTTGAAGATACAGGAATTAAAACATTTGCGTTATCAGACAAATTTGATTTAGAAACACCTTCAACAAAAGCAGTTTACCTGTATATTAACAATGTACAATTAATTCACGGAATTGATTATGAGTTTGATAGTGAATTTGGTTTTGTTAAGATAATCAGAGAGCTACAAGAAAACGATTTACTTGAAATTAAAGAATATTATTCTACATCGTTTACTTTTGTTCCAGAAACTCCTACAAGTTTAGGTTTATATAAAGCATGGGTTCCTGAGATTTATGAGGATACTTCTTTTATAAATCCAACAACAGTTATCAGAGGACACGACGGAAGCGTTACTATTGCTTATGGTGATTTTAGAGACCAGCTATTATTAGAATTTGAAAAGAGAATTTATAATAATATTAAACAAAAATATAATCCTGAAATATTAGATACTGATAATTTATTCGGTGGATATGATAACACAGGCGTGTTTACTAAAAAACAAGTTGATGATATTTTAGAATTAGAATTTTTAAGATGGCCGGTTATTAAAGGTATTGATCTATATGCTAATTCATATTACAACGAAACCAATGAATTTACATGGACATTTAACAAAACATTAGATATTAAACGAGAACAGTCAATGCCTGGTTACTGGAGAGGTGTTTATCAGTATTTGTTTGATACAGTAACGCCACATTTAACTCCGTGGGAAATGCTAGGATTTACAGTTAAGCCAAGTTGGTGGGAAGATGAGTATGGACCAGCACCTTACACAAGTAACAACCTAATTCTTTGGGAAGATATGCGTGATGGTATTATCAAGCAAGGCGAAAGACAAGGAACACATAAGAGATATACTAGATCAAATCTATTAGATTATCTTCCAGTAGATGCCGATGGAAGGTTACTTGACCCGTTAGCAAGTGACGCATTTATTGATTTTAGTACAGATTATAGAGCTGACTTTAAATTTGGTGATATATCACCGTCGGAGGCAGCCTGGAGACGCAGTAGTGTTTATCCTTATGCTAAAATTATTGCGGCATGCTTGCTAAGACCATTTGAAACAATTAGTCTTAACTTAGATAGAAAAATATTAAAGAAAAATATTATAGGACAACTTATTAGTGCGTCAACAGATACGTTTGCTAATAATTCAGATATCATTAGTAGCCTTGCTTCAGAAACAAGACCTGATGGATTGTTAGCATTTGTAATCAATTACTTGAAATCAAATGCTCAAACAAAAACTGCTCTTTATGATGTTTACAATAACTTTGATATTAAATTAAGCACAAGAATTAAAGGATTCATTGATAAAGAACAACAGCAGTATTTGTTAGACAGTAAAAATCCACAAAGTACACAAACTGGTGTATTTTTACCAAGAGAAAATTATGATGTTTTCTTCAATGTTAGCTCTCCACAATTTACTACGAGATACAGTGGAGTATTAATTGAAAAAGTCGCAGGCGGCTATAAAGTTGGCGGATATGATCAACTTAATGCTATTTTTAAATATCACGACTTCTTTGCCCAACAAAACGATCCTGTACTAGATATTGGCGGAGTAAGTGAAGCATTTATAGATTGGAATCAAGGCTCGTTCTATATCAAAGGAACGTTAGTAAAATTTCAAAATAGTTTTTATAGAGCCAATATTGCTCACGAAGCCGAAAGCAATTTTGATCCTGACAAGTGGAATAAAATAGACGAAGTTCCAACGGTCGGCGGAGCAAGAGCGGTTCGAAGAACTAAGTTTGATGAATCATCAACACTTACTTTAAATTACGATACTGTGTTTGAAACAGCACAATCAGTAGTTGACTTTTTATTAGGATATGGCCGCTTATTAGAAAACCAAGGAATGGTATTTGATGTTTACAATAAAGAACTAGGAAACGTTCAAGATTGGGAAACGGCTGTTAAAGAATTTTTGTTCTGGACAACACACAACTGGGCTGTAGGAAGTGTACTTTCAGTAAGTCCCGGAGCAACTTTACTTAAATTCCAAAATATTGGATCTGTAGCAGACAATGTATTAGATAGTTTTTATGACTATAACATTTTAAGATCAGACGGTACAAAAATAGATTCAAATGATATTGATATTTTCAGAGGAGAAAATGAATTACTAATTTCTCCAGAAACAACTACCGAAGGAATTTATTTTGCTGAGATCAACTATGTTCAAAAAGAGCATGTAACAATATTCGATGACAAGACAGTGTTCAATGATGTTATTTTTGACAAAGGACCTGGTTACAGACAAGAAAGAATTAAAAGTAAGGGGTTCCGCACAGTTGATTGGGACGGCGATTATACGAGCCCAGGATTTATATTTGATAATGTTAATATACTTTCTTGGAAGCAATTTACAGATTATAAACTAGGTGACATTGTACAATATAAGCAGTATAACTATGTCAGTAAAGTATTCCAAAAAGGTAGCAAAGCCTTTGATGAATCAAAATGGTCTATACTTGATAGCAATCCTACAAGCGGATTAGTTCCTAACTTTGATTTTAGAGTTAATCAAATTGAGGACTACTACGAACTAACTGTTGACGGTATTAATTCGGCACAAAAAACACTAGCCAAGCACACAGTTGGTTTCCAACAAAGGAATTATCTACAAGAAATTGCTGAGGACGATGTGTCACAGTTTAAACTGTTCCAAGGATTTAGTAGAGAGAAAGGAACTAACAACGCTATCAAAAAAGTTTTTGATAAAGTTAGTAAAGTTGACGATGATAAGATTGTACTAGATGAGGAATGGGCATTTAGAATGGGATCTGTCGGCGGCACAGATCAAATTGATGAAACAGAATTTGTATTACAATCAAATAACTTTAAGTTAAACCCACAACCTATTTTACTTAATGGCAATTCTTTTAGATCAGATGAATTTCAAAATTTTATACTTTTAAAAGACGCTGATTACCAGCTTGGAAATACAAGTTTTTCACTTCCACAAAAAACTTACGATGTTGCTAAAAATTCAGCAGGATATATTTTTAATAGTGATGTAGACTTTATCCGCAACAGTCTGTTTGATTTCTTAGTTAACGACATTCCTTTATCAGATATAAATCATGGCGATAATATTTGGACAACCTTTGAGCCAGGATCATGGAACGTATATAGATACGTTATTAGTAATGTACTAATTTATAGTATTTCAGTTCCGGATGTTGATAGAGTAGAGTTAGAAACAAACAAAGTACATGACTTTAAAGTAGGACAGATTGTAGGAATTAATAACATAAGTGGCCTTACAGGCTTCTATCAAATTTCAGCAGTTGAACCTAAAAAGATTATTATTGCTATCGCTGGATTCAAAGACGAACCAACTATAGATGAAAGTTCATTTAGTTATGTAAGTTATTTTGAAAGTGTAAGAGTAGCAGATTACAAAGAACTAATTGACAATGGATTTGCTAAATTACCTACAGGTTCAAAAGTCTTCATTGATAAATCTGAAAACACAAACGGCTGGGAAGTTGTACAGAGAAACAAGCAGTATAACGTAACTCAAATTTCAGAGTATGGTATTGCTTTTCCTACAGGTACAGGTAGTGCTGTAACATTTGCTCCACAACTTAATCAAACTATTGTAGGTAATCCAGGTGCTCCGGTATCCGTCGGTGATGTAGTAAGAAGTTCAGCAGTTGTTGTTTACTCAGATGGTGAAACAGGACTTATTCCTTTACAAATTTTAACACCTAAAGACGGGCTAAAACCTTCATACCTCGGAGCGTATGCTGAAGTTATTACAGCAAGTGACGACGGCAGATGGTTAATTGTAGGTTCGCCGAAAGCAAGTTATATTCCTAGTAACTATCAAGAAGAGTTTGATACTAATGCTGACTATGAGCCGGGCGATACTGTATTATATGCTGGTAAACTTTACAAAGCAAATAATAGAATCTTTGGTGACGGAAGTACAATCGACTTAGCAAGCCAAGACTGGCAACCAGTAGAATTATTAGAAGCGAATCCACTTGGTGCTGAATTATTTTTAGCAAACAAAGGTTACGCCAAACAAGGCGGAGTAGACATTTATGAATATTCAAATGGACAATGGAAACTTAAAAACAGTTTAGTAAGTCCAAGACAAGCAAACAGTGAATTTTTTGGATCGTCTATTAACATTGGAAAGTTAGAAGGCATTGAAGGAACAAGCGGAGATGTAACTCTTACAGTTAATCAAGTTGACGATGTTGGCGGAATACTTTCAGTAAAAGCTGATGGATCAAGCGGACTGAACGATGAGTTATTTGAGAATGTTAGTGGTACAGACATTAGTTCAGACGGCCAAAATGCTACGTTTGATATTACTAGATCGACTGGTATTCCTGCTTATGACATCGAAGTTAGATCAGCAGGCACTGGATATGCTCCAGGCGACAAGTTATACATCCAAGGAACAAGAGTAGGTGGCCAGCCAGCAACAGGAACAGGTAACAACGATATTGTTATTACAGTTAAAGCAGTTGACGAAAATGGCGGAATTTTAGGTTCAGATACATTTAATAACATTAGTGGTATTCCAAGTGGACCAGTTTCGGAATCAGCATTGCTTACAGTTACAAAAAACAAAGATGTATACAATGTAAGACTTAGACAAAACACTTCTGTAAGTCCAGCAGTTCCAGTACAGCCAGGTAACGGTTACAAGTCTAGAAGTATTGTTAGATTTAATGGATTCTTTTATGCTTGTGTTAAAGATACAGGATTTGACAAAGGTGTTTGGAGTTCTACAAGAACTTATGATAGTGGTGATGTTGTTAAGTATCCAGAAAACAGTTCGCAATACTGGAATGTTTTAAAAACTGTAACAGGCATAGTACCAGGAACTGATGCTACAGCATATTCAGCATATCAAACAATATTTCCTAATCAATCTCCAGAGTTTTGGGAACAAGTACAAGGGTTTCCATTCAATGTGCCATATGACGATGATCCAACTTCGGCCACTTTTGGAACTGGTAACTGGGTTGACTGGGGAGAAAAAGATAATAAAGGTAACTTAATCAAGTATACCTCAGGAACAACTATTGTAATTCCTGGAAATACAGTCGGCGGCGCAACCCCAGAAAACGACATTACAATAAGAATTAATCAAGTATCAGATTTAGGGTCGTTAGGACCATTTCCAACAAAGCGTGAAGGTGAGATAAAATATTTTAGCTTTACAGGCACAGCCGCATTGGGTATTGAGTATGTAGGCATTCCAGGCCCTGGAAGCGGAACTTTCCTAGATGTATCGCCTGAAGATATTTCAAATCCAGGAATAGGCGCAATCTTTAATATTCAAAGAGCAAGCGGCGCTTACAGTGCTACTATTAGTGTAGCAGGCACAGGATACGTTGTAGGAGACCAAGTTAAGATATTAGGTACAGATCTAGGAGCAACTGATGAGAGTTATTATATGTCAATCTCTGCTCCAGGAAGTAGAGATAACAGAGGTAAGATTTACTTATATCAGTTCAACGGAACAAAATGGACGTTCTTACAAGATAAAGAATTTGTAGGAATTTTTGATATTAATAGAAGTTATCCAGAAGGAAGCATTGTATGGTATCAAACTTCTTATTATACAGCAACAACATTCTTTACTTCAGACGGTGTAACTACTCCAGATAGTAGTGACGATTGGGAAGTATCAAACACTATTAATAAAAACATTGTTCCAAATGTTAATGCTTATGTAGATGATGGGTCATCACTAGAGCAAGGAACAGCTGATGAGCAGATTGAAAATATTGATATCGGTGATAAGTTTGGTACAAGTACAAGCATGAGCAAAGATGGTAACATACTAGTTGCTTCTGCTCCGTATGCTGATACAAATAATTTTGAAAATTATAGAGGTGTTTGGCGAAACACTGAAACTTATATTCAAGGTGATATTGTTAGAAGAAACAATGAATACTATGAGCTAGATAGTGATTCTAGTTTAACAAGTATTGATGACGCTCCTGAAATTGATAACAAGTGGATTAAAATAAATGATACTTCGTTCCCAAGAACTGGTGTAGTTTTTGTTTATAAGAAAAATACAAATAGAGTTTATAACTTTGTTCAGCAAATTAATAAAAACTCTATCCCGTCATTGAATCCAGGCGATGCGTTTGGCTACAAAGTAATCATATCAAAAGATGGTAACACACTATTTGTTGGCGCACCAAATGCCGACAAGAATGAAAAAGATCAAGGATCAGTATTTGTTTTTGATTGGTCAGGAACAAGTTTTGTATTCAAACAACGAATTCAATCTAACACATTAGATTACGATGAAAGATTTGGATCTAATTTAGATATTTCACCAGACGGTAAAACGTTAGTAGTATCTGCTGAAGGCGCACAAACGTTTGATGTAACTACTTTTGATACAGACCAAACCAAGTTTGATAGACTAACAACAAAATATGCTGATCCGTTAGGTGTTACAGGCAAAGTCTTTGTGTTTAATCAATATGGCGGTCGTTGGGTACTTGGCGAAATTTTTGAAGATGATCTTAATTATAACGAAAACTTTGGTACAGCGTTAGCAACAAGTAATAACACAATTATTGTAGGTTCACCAAAATATCTTTCTACAGATCCTGCGTTTAGTGAAGTTGTTATTGGTAGAATACAAAAGTTTGAAAAAGCTGAAAATGTATTACCGTGGGAAGCAATTAGATCACAACAGCCACAAGTTGATATTTCTAAGATAAAAAATTTAGCGGCATACGAAAAAGATGTATACACTAAGATAGCTGACATTGATATTATAGATTATTATAAAGGAAAAGTTCTAGGAATTGTAGAACAGAATATTGATTTTAAAACTACTTTTGACCCTGCTGTATACAGTGACTCGTCTAATGAAGAACTAACAACTATAGATGAAGGCCAACACTGGACTGATGCTCAAGTAGGCAAAATTTGGTGGGATACTTCAAAAGTAAAATATCTAGTTTACGAACAAGGCAATGTTGTATTTAGAAACGGTAATTGGAACAAGTATGCTGAAGGAAGTTCAATTGATGTTTATCAATGGGTTGAAACACCTTACTTACCAAGCCAATATGTTACTTTAACTAATAAAGATGATCCTGACGTAACTGGAACACCTTTATATCCAGATGATACTGTTTACAGTGTAAAAAGAAATGTTAATCCTGTAACTGGAAAAATATCAAAAACTAGATATTATTACTGGGTAAAGAATAAGTTTACTCAAGAAACAAATAGTGAAAAGACATTAGCGGCATCACAAGTTGCTGATTATATTGAAAATCCAGAGAATGCTGGAGTTCCGTTTGCGTACCTAGTTGATAAAGACAAAATTACTATTAGTAATCTTAAAACTCTGTTAACGACTGACGAGTTTAGCGTAAACATTCAATATTATAAAACAAATGATGATGTAAACTTAATACATAATGAGTATTTGTTAGCCACTGAAGAAAGTGTAGATAATCCTAATGAAGATTTAGAAAGAAAATGGATTGACAGTTTAGTAGGAAGTGATATTTTAGGAAATCAAATACCTGATCCTGCGTTAACTGACAAAAACAAGTACGGTATTTCAAGTAGACCTAGACAAACAATCTTTGTTAATAGAAACAAAGCAGTTGAACAAACTATTACATTTATCAATGATGCGTTTATGTCATTGCCATTAGCAGATGAAATTGATTACGGTTATCTAAATCTAGTAGATGAGAAACCGAGCTTTGTTAAGAATCTTTATGATGTATCAATTGATTCTGAAAAAGAACTTAGATTTCAAACTACATCTTTAATTAGAGAAGCAAAACTATTAATTAACATTGTTAATGGTCATGTTAACACAATAGAAATTGTTGAAGCAGGATTTGGATATAAAAGAGCTCCATTGATTACTATTACAGGTGACGGATCTGGAGCATTAGCAGAGTCTACTGTTGATAGCTTTGGTAGAATTACAAGTGTTACAGTAACTAATCAAGGTAAAAAATATTTAAATGCTAACGCAGTGGTTAGACCTTACAGCGTATTAGTAGAAAGCGATAGTACTGTAGATGGATTCTGGAGC